TTGAATTAAAATTGTGAAAGTCTATAACTAATTGAGAGTTAGGGAAAGAGAGTTGATTATCTAAAGATTTACATTAACTTTTAGTATGTAAGTGATTGATGAACAGCTTCATTACCTAACTCTTACTTAGTTTTCTTATCCTACTAAAAGCACTCTCTTACTATTAATAATAACACTTTCATATTGCAAGTGTTATTTTACCAAGCTATTTCTAATACAATTTACTTGTATTATTAACATAAAACCAATAGTTTTTGCACATTCTATACAAAAATGGTGCATTCTACTCATTTTATTTACTCGTTTAATTAAACAATTTTATGAAAAACACTGAATCATCAGTAGTTTGTGCTTCTGTAGGTGAAAATACTACAAAGCCTGAATTTGACCAAGCACAACTTCGTCAAACAACCACTACTTCTTATCCAACTAAGAAAGTAGGCTCTACAGTATTTGCAGAAGAAGACTTTGGTCTTCCAACCAATGATTTCGTTGGTACTAAAGTAGCCTGGATTAACATTCCAAAAGGTAGTACCATTGAACAAGTTGCAGAAAATCTGGCAAAATATCCTAAGGCAAGACTTCAGAAACAACTATCCTTTGAACCCATCCTAACAGATGATGACAAATGGGCTATCTCAAACATAGCAAATGTAACTGAAGAAACTTTTGCTGCTCGACAACTTGTTAAAAACAAAGACGGTGTTATCATGCTTGTTAATGGCAAGAAACAGTACAGGAAAATTGTATTCAGTGCTACTGGAGAACCAGATCTTGACTTACGTCATGCTGATGCATCTATTGCACATGTACAAGTTGCTGAACCTGCAATGGTTGAAACTACTGAAGAAGTAGTTGCTTAACTAAATTAGAAGTTGACTGGTAGAAATACTGGTCAACTTCTTTTTTTTAATTTAACCTGATAATAGATCATTATTTATTATATGTTTAAAGAGTTTGCATATCAAATCTTTTCTGTAGATAGATCAGTTAAATCTATCAAATTTTAACTATTCTATGTATAAAATAATTATACCTCACTATATTTGGGCTAATCATACATTTAATATAGCTATAATTAGGTTGATACCTGCATAGAATAGTTTTTTTATTACTTTAAACAAATAATACATCATTATAATGAATACAATTATAAGAATACTCATATTATTAATTATTGTTTTCTCTTTTGATAATTGTTCTACTACTCATAAATGTAATAAAATACCTAAACATGGTAAATCATTACATGGAGTATGTAAACAAAATAAGAAATATGATTGGAATAATTATAACAAATTTTAGTTAACTACAAAAATAAGTAAATAGGGGCTGATCATACCACATGTAATCGAAAAACATAGTACTTATTTTATACTATTAAGAGAAGGAAGCATGTTATACTTCAAGTAGCATATACTTTAATGCGCTTAATAGTTTTTTATTAACATTTAAACAACAAACAAAATGCATATGAAAGCAAAAGACAAAAGTAAAAGGCTACATGGAACAGTTAAGCTCATTACTATAAAAGAAGAAGATTTGAAAGAAGGTAATGATTATATTTATTATACTTTACTATCTATTAAAATAGTCAAATTATTAGCTATATTAGAACACGAGTATGTGCAAATAGTAGATAATAAGAGTAATTCAAGTATTGAAGCTATAAGTATTTTAAAAACTCTTGTAGTTGTACCTTTACATGAAGTAGCTACTAATAGTATTCCTATCAAACAATCTCAATGGAAATATGCTATTAATGAAATAGGTAAAGAAGTTGAGTTTGTAATACAAGATAAATTTCCAACTAAAGAAGAATGGAATAAATTACCCGATGATGGTAAATCTTATTTAAAATCTTATAAACAAGCTAAAATCATTTCTTCAAAAGTTAATAAAGCTCAAGAAAGATATGAAAAAGCTATTAAAGAATTTAATGAAATACTTGATTATATAGAAGATGAAAATCCTCTTGAAGTAATAAGTAGAAATATAGTTAATATTCTTAAAATAGCAGCAGGAATAGAAGAATGAAGACTTTTTTATTAGTGTTTTATAGGGATTGTGAGATAGGAAATATATTGAATACCTATTAAACTAAGCTTGTCTTAGCGTCACCTATAACTCTAACTAATATAAATACGCCCAAATTTGTATATTTATTAGGCTATAAATATTAGAAATATACATTTTTTAACAATTTTAAACAAACAAAAACAATGATAACAACAATAATTTTATGTATTTGTATTATACTATCAGTAAATACATTTAGATTTTTATTAACTTATTTACTTCAATCTTATTTTTATTATATATGTTTACCAGATTTATCTAAATTACATAATAGAGACAAGTTTGAAGAAATATATAAAAGTAACTTCAATGCTTTTATAATATGGTTATTTATAGTTTCTATTCTTTGGTCAATATTCTATTATTTAACTCATTAATTATAACTTTTAAATAAACAAAAACATGGAAATATATAAAGAAGTAGTTACAGTAAGATTTTTATCTAAAGTAGTTAATGCAAACACAAAATTTACAAGAACTTATTGGGTAGAAGAAAAAGCTATAAATTGGTCTATTGGGAGAGTAGCTACAACACATAATAAGAATGGAAAATATGTAACTCCTGAATTATTTAAAGAACTTGAAGATAATTATCAACTTACAATTAAAAAAACAATAATTATATGAATTTTGCTGAATATTTTTGTGAATTGAGTGTATTAGAACAACTAAGATTTGGAAGCTCTATGCTTGGTAAAACAAAAGAAGAGATAAAAGAAATACATAATAATATGGAGACTAAAAGATTAATTCTTAATTCTATACAATGTAAACATTGTTTAGATATAATAACTTCACATTCTGTTCATGATTATGTTACATGTAAATGTGGTAAAGTATCAACAGATGGAGGGTTAGAATATCAACATATATCCTTTACTTCTAAGCTTGATTTTAAGAATTTAGCTGTATATTCAACTGATACATTTGATAAAATAAGAGAATCATTTTCTTGGGGATCATATGGTAAATCAGGTAAAGAAGAAAAACATTGGATAATACTTAAAGATATGTCTGATAATCATATTAAAGCTATCTTAATTACTCAAAAACAAATATCTGATTTTATTAGAAATTTGTTTATTAAAGAACAACAATATAGAAAAGATAATAATATAACAATTAAAGAATAACTATATGAAAGTAAAAAATACATATAAACAAGTACCAAAGAATTACAAACCTTCTCAAACAGAAGAAAAAGTAATGAAAATATTAGTATGTATGGCTATCCTAATGATATTGGGTAGTATTCTATCTAATATATAAGAAATATCTCTTTAAGGGAGTTATAACTGTTTTCATAAAACAATTGCTTTGTAAATTTACATAGAAATCTACATTTTTAACTTTAAATAACAATAAACAAAATAAACAAATGAAACAAATTAAATTCTTAATACTACTATTTGTAGTAATGATTGGATTATCTTCATGTGGTGAAGGACAAAATTCAAAAGCAATGTATATGGATAATAATAAGATTGTGATTATACATCATGCAAGAATAGACTCTATTAAAGCTCCATACAATATAGAGAAACTTGATAGTTTAGATATTACGCAAAGTAATTATAAAACTTTAAAAAGTGATTATCAATACTATTATGATGGGGATGCTGTTTTTCCAATAGTGTTAGGATGGATATTAGTAATAATTCTAATTATTGTATTGTTAGCAGTAGATGTAGAATGAAGACATTAATTATAAGACTTGGAAGTAGAACTTATCAAGTAAAATTATAAAAGGATAGATATTAGAGTAATAATTGACAAGTAATACGTGGTTAGTTCTACTTGTACCATGAGTAATTAAGCCTTTAAGATGCTATCTGAATCCATTTAAGGTTCTGTATTATTAAACACAAAGTACAAGTGGTAATTTAAGTGTAAAACTAAGCCATGTATAATAATTATCTACTAAGTAGATGTATGTTATAAGACAATCTAAAGACTATATTATATGTACATATCAATATAGGTGAGTCAACATCTTGCAAAGACTTAAATTATATAATACAGAACCTATGAATGGTTATTTTTAAACTTTAAACAATAAAAACAAATGAATACAGAAGATACTAATAAAATCCTTAATTGGATTAAAGAAGAAAGAGAAAAAATAACATCTCTTGAAAATATGGTTACTAAAGAAGTAGAATCAATATGTAAAAATTGTAAATATTGGTCATATAATAAAAATATAAATAAGAAACAATTTTCAGATTGTGATGGATTTAATTCCTCTGTGTCAGATGGTAAAGTTGATATAGAACTTCATGCTCTTGATGATTCTGGATTATATTCTGTAGTATATACACATGAATCATTTGGTTGTAATTTATTTCAATCTGAATAATTATGGAAGAATTATTTAAAATAGGAGATATAGTAATTATAACTGAATTTCATGGTGGAGATAAAGTAGGTACTACAACTGAAATATTAGAATGTGGAGGCTATTGCCCTTCTGCTAATGAAAATCAAATGACAGGTTCTTATGGATATTGGTTAAAACCAATAGAAGAAGAATTTGATGAAAAAGGTGTACCTGTTAAGGCATATTATCAAACACAAGAAACTATTCAAAAAATATAAGATGTATGAAAACTATTAAAAGTATGCAAAAGGTTAGCACTGGAGAAATATTTTCAGTACTAATAACTGGTAATAACTGTAATTGGAACAATAACCACAATTGGGAAGTTGATAAAATGTTTACTTTACCTTCTTCCTGGAAAGTTATCTATGAGGATGGTATACAAATTCCTGAAGGATGGAGATTATTAAAAATAGGAGAGATTAAATCTAAAGGGGATAGATATGTACAAGATAGTGAAATAAAAGGTAGTAAAAATTTAGATTATTGGAATATTACTAATGATATAGGTATGAGTATAGAAAAAAGACATAAATATATCAGAAAAATAGAAACTACTGACTATCCTGTACTTACTAAAGAAACTGCTATTAACCCAAGAAGAGTTACAATAGATAATTGTAAAGTAGGAGATAAAGTAATTCCAGGTAAAGATTTAACTTTAGATAATGTTTATAAAGAAACATTAGAAATATTTAAATATGAAACAAGAATTACTAAAATGAATTATGATACAGTTTGGATAGAAAATCTATATGGACAGTCTTGTATTTTAATGATTGGTAGAAACCAACATATTGATAAAGAACTTCTTTTATTCTTAGAAGATAAACAAGAATTACAAACAAGTCACAATTTTAAAAACAATAATAATATTAAAAATGGAAACAAAGCTATCGTATATCCAGTTGTTGCAACTATCAGACAAGGAAAAAGAATTACAGGACATCCAATATCTGGCAGCACAAGGAAATCTTCAATTACAAGCAGACATATTAGCTACAAACCAAGAACTTATTGAAGCTAATCAAAGGTTATCAAATTCAAAAGGAGCATTTCCTTTTAATTCTCAAAATATTCTAAATGCACAAGCAGATGTAGAATCAGCAACCAATGGTTTAGCTGCACTTAATGCTTTGCAAACAGAATTATTTCCAACTGTTACTACTGATGTAGCAGCTTAAATCAATCAATTATAATGAAGGTAGGGTATATAGTAAAATATATACTCTACCAAAGTTATAATATAAATAATATAATTATGAAATTAGATAAAAATCAAGTATCTGCAATTGCTAATAAAGTATTTACAGAACTTAATAAACCATATAAAGATAAATATGGAGAATTGTATAATAAAAATGGATATGTAAAAAATCCAATTATTGTAAAATTGACTTTAGAAGATAAGAAATTAATAGAAGAGTATAGAAAAGTAAGTCTTAAAATAAATGCTAAATATCAAAAACCAGGTTTAGCAGATATAATTCAAGCTTCTACTATTCAACTTGAAAATAATATTAAAGGTAGAGTATCTCAAGAAATTACTAAAAAACAAAATGAGTTATTAAATAATCTATTACCTAAAGTAACAAGAGATCAAATAGAAGATGAAATATTTTTATCAATTATTGAAGGCGATATTAAAGTAGAAAATTTAATAGCAAAACTTGTAAAACAATTTAAATAATATATTATATGGAAACTATAAAAGCTCTTATACAAGGAACTACTAATGATTATGGTTTCTATAAAGTATATTATAACAAACAAAATGAAGTAAGATTTATTACTACTAAAGGAAAGATTGTAGTAGTAAATTCTTTACTTCATAAATATTTATTTAAACAATTAAACAACAAATAAATGAGTAGACAACATAGAACTGCAAGAAATATAAATGGAGCTATATTAGATAATTATATATATGCACAAACACAATGTCATATAGATAATAGAATATGTAATAAGTCTACATTTTTACAAAAGAAACTTATTACTAATATTAATAAAGGTATTAGGGATAAAAACTGGAAATTAAAACATTCAATTAATTAACTTTTAAATAAACAACAAAATGGAAGAAATTAAAAAGGTCTATTATGACCAAGCAGTAACTGAATATAAATGGAATAATCAGTCAAGAACTGAAACTCCAACCTTTATATCTGTTAGTCCTAAGAAACATCTTAGGGAAACTGAATTAGGATATGTAAATACTTCTGATAGAAGGTTTTTCAGAGATAGAAAGAATAATATTCTTTTTCATCCAATGATTAGTACAGTAATTAAACAAACACTTCATCAAATTAAGCATTAAACAATATTAAATACTTTAAACAATGAATGAATTAGAAGAACAAATTAGAACTATGTCAACTGAAGAATTACTTGAATTACATACTTTTGTAACTGAAGAACTTCAGTCAAGAAAGGATTATCTTGCAGATGAAGATGATGATTAAATAAATTTAGGGATAGTTGGTAATTTCATCAACTATCTCTATCTTTGTAAACTAAAATAATGGGGATGATATTGGATTTGACAGTATTCAAAGGATAAATTTTGATATGCGTAGTTTAATAAATACTACTAAAACAGTATTAAAAGTCTTAATTGACAAATCATTAGTAAGTAAATTAGCTGCTGAAGCAGTTGCTAATTGCAATTCAGATTCCAGAATCTATAAAACTGGCACTGTTGTAGAAACAGAAGCTTTTGAATTAGTAGCTTAAACTAATTTAATCCTCTACTATACAGAGTAAGGTATAGATAGGTTTTGTAAATTTCTTAGCTTAAAAATTTATAAGAAGCATATTAATCCAAAATTAAAGTATGTTTATCTGGACCTGGGGTCGCAGCCCAGCATCTCCACTACAATTTATTGATAATTAATATATTATCAATAAACAGTCTATTAGTTTAATGGTTAGAATAGGGGATTGTCTATCCCTTGATGAGAGTTCGATTCTCTCATAGACTGCAAAATTAGTCATTTGCGTAAGAATAAATAACTAAACAAAATAGGATGCTTGTGAATATTAACAATAAACAAGCGTAAAACAATTGCGATATGACATCCTATTTTTTAACTTTTAAACAATTTTAAATAACAAATATTATGACAAAGAAAACTAAAGTAAAACCACAAGAAGGAGTAAATCTAACTCCTCAAAGATTAGATGATGAATCTTTTGAAGACTATCAAAAGAGAAGAGCCTATAATACTAAATGGACTAAATGGAAATTAAGAGGTAACATTGTATGGATTTCTAAAAGATTAATCTTTAAGAAACATGAAGATGGAACTGTTGATAAAATTCCTGTAGGTTTCCAATTAGTACAAGGGCAGTTTATTACTAAAAGAGATGCTAAATATAGTGATTATGGACAGCTCCTTAATTAATGAAGTAAATCTTAAAATAATGAATAGCTCTTCTGGTAAAACAAAAGAGCTATTTATTCCTATTATTTTTTATGATAATAAAAATATGGCAAGAAACTTACCTTCTAAATATGGCAGAGTAGAGACATTAGACAAAAATGGTGTTATGGAAATACAAATATTTAATAATTCTTGGTTTTCAAAAGATTATGATAAGAAAGTAATAGCTTGGAGATATATAAATAATAATTTATGAAAGCATTTCAATTAGGACATTATTATATTAATGAAACTGTACCAGATACTGTTTATAAAACTACTAATAGTAAAATATCAAATAGGGTATCTGTAATCTGGGAAGTAACAAAAGATCAATTAGGTTTAACTAAAGGAGAAATTGGTCAATTATTACAGTCTTTAAAAATTAAAACTGATTTTAGAGAAGCTACTAAAGAAGAAATAGAACAATGTTCTATTAAATTTAAACAAATAACATCAGTATTGGAATTAGAAAATATAAATAAATAAAAATTATGAAAATAGAAATTAATATAGATAATATACCAGAAGATATTCAAGATTTTGCTAATATCTTTTGTAAATCTTTTGAAAAAGAATTAGATAAACAAAAAAAAGAAATCCCTTCTGGAATAAAATTAGTACATAAAGACAATATAATTTCAAATCCTGGTTATGGATATTACTTTCTTAAAACTGGAGACAAGATAGAGAATAATGATTCTTTTTATTTTCATAAAAATTGGGAACCTTGTTCTAATAGTAATATTACAAAAATATACCATCCTGATATTTACCTATTACATAGAAGAGCTATTCCTATTCCAACTGATTATATATTAGTACCAGAAGGAGATGAAATACATTCTGATTATATGTGTATTAATCCTACAATAGATAATATTTGGACTAAATTAGATAAAGATTGTTGTAGAAGAATGTTATCTGGATATACTTATTGTAAACCAATTAAAAAAATATTTGATAGAACATGGTTTTTAAATGGTTGTCGTAAAACAAATATTTTAATTAATACAGATACTCCAGAAGAAGCTAATAAATTTAATAAATGGTTCTATAAAAACGAAGGTAAATTAAGGGCACTTCAAATATTAGAAGATAAAATAGCAGAAAAAAATGGACATTGGAAACCTATTTTTGATAGAAATAATATGCCAGCTAAGTATTTATTTTCTTATGAGTATTTAAATAGTGAATCTACTTATGCTACTATTAAAATAAATTTAGTAAATTATTTACATGACTGCTCTAATTCTTTATATTTTAAATCTAAAGAAGTAGGATTAGAACTAATTGAAGAACTTGGAGAAGAATTTATCAGGCAAGCTCTTGGGTTTGAATAATTTAATACAGTTTTATACCTTTCTGTATAAAAAAAAGGGTATTTTCGTAAACCTGTTGTTTAAAGTTGAGTTACACCTATCTATAATAGGGTAGGTGTAACTTTTTTAAACTAATAATATGATAAATAACAATTTAATATGGTGTAGTTATGCAGCTTCGAATGCTGTAACTAAGTGCGCAAAGAGGTTTAGTTTAATGCTAAAACAGCTATACTATATTTTTAATAAATAATAAAAATGGAAGATAGAGAATTCTTTAAATGGATATATAGATTTATATTAATGGTATTTATGATGTATAGTGGTATTGCTTGGTGTAATGGTACTATTAATGCCTATTATTGGTCTCAAGGAAGTTTATTTTTAACTTTTATAGGTACTGTTTTAATTGGAATATTCGCAAGATTATCTTTAATAGGAGATTTTTAAAATACAATAATATGATAGTTTATTTAGGAGTAGATGAAAACGAAGATGAAGTAATGTTTTTTAGAAAAGCTAAAAGAAGTATTTCTACCTTTTGTGGTAAAACTTGTGGATATTGGAATATAGATTTTAATCAAGGTCTCTTATTAGAAAAAGGAACTATTAAAGAAATATTAGGTTATCCAATTAATTGGGATGATGTTTTACATAGAACTCATATTGGGTTACAACAATTAAAAACTGTATTACATGAAGCAACATGTAATAAAAGAGGTAAATTTTAATTATGAAAATATTAATAACATATGAATTTTATAGAAATAATTACAGGAAAAAGATATAAAAGAAATAAATATATTAAAGAGAAAATGAAAGAATTTTCTGCTAATATATTAGATTTTAAAAATGGGGATGATTTAATTGATACAAAAGGATATGAATGTTGTATTTCTGAAATATTAATAAATTCTATTGGAGTAATTATTACTCCAAAAACTGGAAGTGGTAGTTCTTCTTTACAATACTTTTCTATGAATGATTTTAATAAAAGATTTAAAAAGAAACTATGAAAATATTAATTACAACTTTAGAAACTTCTAAAAAGTTATCTAAACAAAATATAGGATTTACTAATTCTTATAATTGGTATAAAATATGTCCTTCTATCCAAGGAACAGGATTAAGAAGAAACTATTATGTATTAGGATCTTTAACTTATATTCATACAATAACAGGAGAAAGAGTAATAGAAATTATTTCTGCTTGGGATGAAAAAGATTTAAGACAATATCAAAATAGTAAGGAAATAAAATATAGGTGGTTTGAATTAACAAGTAACTAATATGGATAAAATTATATTTCTTGATATAGATGGGGTAATGAATTCTGAAAAAGCTTATAAAACAGATAATGAATGTAAATATAAAGAATTTAAAGAAGAAGGATTTAAAGAAGAAGGATTTAAAATACATCATTATCAAACTTTTGCAAGCTGGAGTAAAGAATATTTAAACGAACTTATTCAAATAACAAATGCTAAAGTTGTAATTAGTTCTACTTGGAGGCATAGTGGAATAAATTATATGAAAGAAGTTTGGAAACTTGAAAATATGAAAGGTGATATTATAGGTATTACTCCATCTTTTAGAAGTGAAATAGATAAATATTCTATTCCAAGAGGTTGTGAAATAGAGGCTTTTTTAGATAATACTTTAAATTTTAGTCATATTAATTGGAGTAAAGAAAAGCAATTAGAATCTATGATTAAATCAAATATAGATAACTATATAATTCTCGATGATGATTCTGATATGTTATATAATCAAAGAAATCATTTTGTACATATTTTACCATCTCCAAGAAATAAAGAGGGTTTTAATGAAGAATATTATAAAGAAGCATTAAATAAACTTTCAAAAACAGTTATAGAACTTAATTATTAAACAATTTTAAACAATAATAACAATGGAAAACACAACAGTAGAAAACACAGTAGAAAGAGTACAAGTAGCAGAACCTATTAATTTAGTAGATAAACTTAAAGATAAGTTTATGCCTGGGTATTGGAAAACTAAAGAAATAAATGGAGAATCATCTATTATCAAAATGGATGATATGGAATTAGCTGATAAAATTAAAGCATTGAAACATACTGAAAAACAAGCAGCTAAATATGCTAAATTACAAGAAATTCATATGAATAAATATGAAGAACTATTAATTAGTTTAAATAGTATAGATGGAATGGATGAAGAACAAGTACTTGAAGCTATTAAAGTAGTAGTTACACAATAATTATATAATAAGGAGAGATAGAAATATCTCTCCTTTAAATTTTAATACAATGAATTATTTAAAAGAAATAGAAAAGAGTATAGAAAGAGCAAAGAAATTATTAGAAAATGCTCAATCTAAATTAGTAGAAGAAAAAGGTAAAGGAAAACCTACACCATTAGAAGGATATAAAATGAAATATTCTGGTGTAATTGAAGGAGGAGATTATTTATGGTATTCTAATAGGTGGGATCCTGCACGAAGAGCAATTGGGGAGCAAGTAGGATGGAGTAATTATGATATAGTTTGTACTCCTATTAATAAATCTATTCCAATTCCAGAAGGATATGAAGAAATATTTAAAGGATTTTGGAAACCTGAGGATATGTGGACAGAAAAGAATAATCAATATTCTTGGAGACATATTAATTTTGTATCACTTTCAGATATTAAAGAACATACTTCTAAAAGATTTATTAGACCTATTGCTAAAAAAGAAGATATTAAAGCTGGATATGGTTACTATTTATTAAAGAATGGAGATTTAATTATATCAGGAGATGAATTAATAATTAAAGATTTAAAATGGTATAATTCAAATAATATCACTTATGTAGATTTAAAAAATGGTATTAAAGCTTATAGAAGAAAAGTTTTTATACCTGAAGGATGGGAACTTGTATCTGAAAATGAATATGTTAAAAGATGGGATAAATGTTTTAATATACGCTCAAAAACTTTTGTTAATTGTGATCCTTTTCCTAATACTGAGGCTAATAAATATATGTATGCGGTTATTCGTAAAATAGAACCTAAAATAGTAGTTCCAGAAGGATATTATATAGAAAATGATCCTGAATATATTATTCAAGAGAATGATTTAGTAGTTAGCAAGATTACATCACTTTCTAATATATATCGGGAGAAACCACATATTTCATTGGGGAAATCTATTAGAAACTGTAAAAAATATTGGGATGGTTATTATTATATTGAGATAGCAAGACCTATTAAACATGAACCTACTATTGAAGAAATGAATAGGGAGGTTAGTTCATTTTTAAATACACTTTCTGGATATGGTTCTCCTAATTATTATCTTAATTGGGGGAGTTTAATAACTGCCTTACAAAAAGTATATCTTGATACTTGGCAGTATCATATAATAGAAGGTGATATTACTAAAACATTTAAGCATTTATATAACTTTGTTATAATAATTAATAAATCTAAATGACTTATTGTTATGATATAGAATGTTACCCAAATTTATTTTGTGTAACTTTTATAGATATAAAAAATACAGATAATATCTTTCAATTTACAATATTTGAAGATATTAATGAATTGGAAGAATTATCTGTATTTATGAGTTCTGTTAAATGTTTAATAGGATATAATAGTCTTTATTATGATGATCTTATTCTAAAGTATTTACTTCAGAAAATAGATAAATTTGAAATGGATACTGATGGTCTTACCAAGAGACTATATAATTTATCACAAGAAGTTATATCTTTTCAAGGTTTTGGAAGACCTGATTCTGTTAAATATTTAAAGAATACTTATTTATCAATAGATTTAATGTCTATACTTGCATTTAACAAGTTAAAAATAGGGTTAAAACAAGTAGCTATTAATCTTAGATGGCCAAGAATACAAGATTTACCTATTCATTGGTCTTCTTATATTAAAGATAGAGAAGAAGCAAGAATAGTTCTTGATTATAATAAAAATGATACTGAAATAACTATTGCTTTATTCAATAAACTTGAGCCTGAAATAAGATTAAGAAATCAAATTGGCAATATTTATGAAGTTAAGATACTAAATAGTTCTAATGCTGATATTGGTCATAGATTACTTAATAAACTTTATAGTCAAGCTACTGGTTTAGATTTATCTGAATTTAAAGATTTAAGAACTGAAAGATATATTATTCCATTTAAGAATATTATATCTGATAAAATTAAATTTATAACTCCTAATTATCAAAAATTATATGACTTCTTATATAATTATGTATTAGAAGTAGGACAATCAGATAATAAAACCCAAGATAAAGGTATATATAAACTCATTAGTAAAGGTAAAAGATATATTATTGGTACTGGAGGATTACATTCAGATAATCCACCTAAAATATATAATTCTACTGAAAACAGTAAGATAATTTCAGCGGACGTAAATTCTTTTTACCCAAATATAGTTATAGAAGAGAAAGTTGTTCCAGAACATTTAGATAATAGATTCTTTAAATTATATAAAGAAATTATAGATAGGAGAATAACTGCTAAAAAAGAGAAGGGTAGTAAAAGTGTTGAAGCTGAAACTTTAAAAATTGTGTTGAACAGTGTGTTTGGTTTGAAAATTTAAAAATAAATTAGGTTTATATTGAATTAAATATTATCTTTGTAATATATAATTATATTATGGAATACAAAGATTTAGATAAAAGTGGAGTTTATACAATTACAAATATTGTGAATGATAAAAAATATGTAGGTAGTACAATAATGAGTTTTCAGAAAAGGTTTGCTCATCATTTATCTATGTTAAGAAATAATAATCATAAAAATAGATATTTACAAAATTCTTGGAATAAGTATGGAGAACAAAATTTTAAATTTGAAATTTTAGATATTTGTGAAAAAGAATTTTGTTTATCTACAGAACAATATTGGCTAAATATATTAAACTCTACAAATAAGTCTATAGGATTTAATATAAATCCATTAGCAACTGGGCCAGATAAAAGTCCAGAAACTATTGAAAAAAGAAGACAATCTATATTAGAAAATTATAGAACTGGTAAAATGGTTTCTTTTTTTAAAAAAGGTTTTACTCCCTGGAATAAAGGACAAAAAATGTCACAGGAACATTGTGACAAATTAAAATCCTCCGCAAAAGGAAGAACTATGTCAATAGAAGCTAAAGAGAATTTAATAAAAAATTATAGAAAAGATATGAATCACATTCTTGTATATGCTCAAAATAATGAGATTATAGGAGAATGGAATAATATTTATGAGCTTAGTGAATATTCAGTTAATAATAATATATTAACTGAATTTACTGGAAGATTTAAAAATGGAAGAAAAGGGAAGCCTATTCATTATTTAAGTGCATTTCATATACATAGAGCAGCTATAGGAAAAATTGATTCTTACAAAGGTCTTATTTTTAAATATAAAACAAGCCCCCTAATAGAGTAATCTATTAAGGGAATTGGGTGAATTGCTGGAAAGCTAAGTAGAAATATAAGCTAATCAGCAGCCAAGCTAAATTTAAGTTAAAAGAATTTAGAAGGTTCAGAGACTACAGGGGTGAGCTTAACAATAATCTCCTGCACGAGTGCCCAACATCCTAAATTTAGGATGATGATATAGTCCGAGCTATATAGAAATATATAGAATATAGAGATAAAGAACTCTATAGATAACAAATACTGAAACTGGGGTTCGCACATTTTTGGCTATATGATCTTAATGCTCTTTATAAAATAACTATTAATGGACAATTGTTTCTATTAATGTTAATAGAACAATTAGAAGAAAATGGATTTGAGATAATAGGAACAAATACAGATGGACTGGAAGTAATAGTACCAAATAATAAAAGAGGATTATATGATTTTATTTGTAATCTATGGGAACATGATACTGGATTTGTATTAGAATATGATATATATAGCAAAATAGTTATCAAAGATTGTAATAATTATATATCTATAACTGAAGAAGGTAAAATAAAAGAGAAAGGTAGTTTTCTCACTAATAGGAGTAAAATATCACTTGTAGATGAACTAAAGAGAGCCTTTGATATGCCTATAATAGCAGAAGCATTATTTTTATATTTTATAGAACAAATACCTATTTCAGAAACTATTAAAAATAATAAAGATATATATAACTTTTGTACTTCTCAAAAAGCAGGTAGTGAATTTGAAATAGAATACCATTATATAAAAAATGATGATAATAATATTCCTACTAAGTTTATAGAGAAGATGCAAAAAACAAATAGATATTATATATCTACTAAAGGAGGGGCACTACTAAAAAAAAAGAATAATAAATATACTTCAATGGCAGCAGGACTTACAATAGAGATATTTAATAACTATATAGAAAAAGATATGAAAGATTATAATATAGATTATAATTATTATATATCTGAATGTAATAAAGTAATAAATGTAATAATGAATAATTTTCAACAAAGTTTATTTTAAAATGGAATATTTTTTAATAGAGTTTAAACATGATTCTAATTTTTTAGGATATGATGGGATTGGACAATTACTTATAAGGGCCAATTCTTTTAAAGAAGCTTGTGATAGAGTAGATGAATTTAGAAAACCAATGGAAAATACAGCTATTGGATTCAAATGGGATGAATGGTTTAGAAATGCAAGAGATTTTGTAAACTTAACGATGTAAAATATAAATAAAATGAAAAATACTTGTACAGATGAATTAGAAATTAATGGTACTATCTATATTAAGAAAGATAAACAATTACCATTAGCAAAAGAATTAAACGGAATGAAATATGTTCTTGTAGTTTCTCAAGGTGGGGGAATACATATAGGATATATGGAAAAAGAAGATTACAGACCTTCTGGTAAATTTGTAACTCTTAGAAATACCAGAAGGATTAAATATTGGGAAGGTGCGGCATCTGTATCTCAATTAGCATTACTTGGAACATCAAAACCAGCATCATGCCAAATTTCAGTAGAATTAGACTCAAATGAAATTGGCAATATCTTAGAAACTATTATTGTATCAGAAGAAGCAAAAAATATTTTAAATTCAGTAGCTATATGGAAGAGATAGTATATGGAAATGGGAATGGATATGAATATGGATATGGAAATGGAAATGGATATGGAAATGGAAATGGAGATGGAAATGGAAATGGAGATGGAGATGGAAATGGATATGGAGATGGAAATGGATATGGAAATGGATATGGAAATGGATATGGATATGGAGATGGAGATGGATATGGATATGGAGATGGAAATGGATATGGAAATGGATATGGAAATGGATATGGATATGGATATGGATATGGATATGGAGATGGAAATGGTGGGAATAAATATTAACAATTAAAAAAATAAATAATGGAAAATATAAATCAAACAAAAACTCCTGTACAACAACCAGCAGTAACTAATGTAGATGTTAAACCAACATCTAAATATTTAGCTGCATGGGGCTTACTAATACCTATAATTATAGGATTCTGTCTAATTTTCTTTACTTCTTTAGGGGCATGGAAAGATGCAGGTATAACAATTGTTCTTTTATTGGGGTCAGGTATTTTAATTTATCATAAATATATAACAGAAGAATTTGATAAAATGAGAAATGCTTATCTAACAGAAATTCATAATGCCCATACTGCAATATTTGAAATGGAGACAAGGCTAAGAGATGACTTATCAAAAGTAATTAATGATATGTTAACTCAAGCTAATGAACATTTTACTGATATTCTTACAAAGATACATGAAGATATTCATGGTAAAGAAGAGAAAGTAGGAGAATTAGTAAATACTATTGGGGAAGAAGTTAAAACTAAAGAAGAAGGAGTAGTAGGAGATATTACTAAAGAAGCTACAACTACTTTAACTGATGCGAATACTGTAGTTACTAATGCTAAAGAAGTAGTAGATAATACAGTATTACAAGAAGTAGAGCCAAGTAAAGACTAATGACAAGAGATGATAGGCAAGAAGTAGGTATTCAAGCTTGGCTAAAAAATAAAGGAAAGGGTAGTTTTATCTATGCAACGGGTGTAGGTAAAACTATCTCTGCTTTAAAGATAATTAAGAGAAGTCAAATAAAAAGTAAAACTTTTAAAGTAATTGTTATTGTACCTAAGGTTAATCTTAAATCTCAATGGGAAGAAGAAGCTATTAAATTTGGGGTAAGCATAGAGGTATATGTAGTAAATACTATTGTATTAAAGAAACAACATTTAGTATGTGATTTACTAATTCTCGATGAGGCTCATAGATTTGGTAATGATATAATTACAGCAGATATAAATACTTTTGTACAAATATTTAATCTAATTTCTTATAGCTTTATTCTAAATCTTACTGCAACTATTGAAAGATTAGATGGGTTACATCAAATATTAATAGAACATGCTCCAGTAGTAGATACTATTACTATGGAAGAGGCAAGATCTAATGGATGGGTATCTGATTATGTTGAATTTAATTTAAGAATACAATTATTACCAATAGATAAGCATAAGTATAAAGAAATCAATGATAGATTTAATAAAGCAAATGCTTGGATGTGTCATGATTTTGAAATAGCTAAAAAGGTATTATATGGTAATTGTGTATTCTTAAATGGAGAAGATAGAAATAAAGTAATTTCTCTAAATCAACCACCAATAGGTGTAGATGTTTCTGAAATAACTAAAGATAAAGAAACTAAAAATTATATTAGGATAGCTTCTAATGGTGCTTATTATTATAAACAAAACTTTGCTAAAGTCTATGCTAAACAAATGGGATTTGATGAAAAAGAAACACTTGCTCAAGCTGCTATTTTTCATAAATCTATTAGGGATAGAAAGAAGTTTTTATATGAATGTAAGGCTAAATTAATAGCAGCTAAACAAATTATAGAATCTTGTAATTTTAAAACTATATCTTTTTCTGAATCTACTAAATTTGCTACTGAATTAAAGAATTTACTTCCTGATATTTGTGTAGATTATCATACTAAAATAGAAAGTGAGAAAAGAGAAATCAATGGTAAATTAAAGAAAGTATCTGGTGCTAAAATAGCTAATCAAAATCTATATAATTTTAAAGAGAATGTAGGTAATATTAGAGTATTATCAGCAGCAAAGGCACTTGATGAAGGGGCAAATATTCACGATGTTGAACTTGGGTTAATATGTAGTTATACTTCTTCTACTATACAAAGCACACAAAGGACAGGTAGGGTGGTTAGACTTCTTAAATCTGGAGCTAATAAGACAGCTATTATCATTAATATGTATGTGGAGAACTCACAAGAAGAAAAATGGTTAAGAAAAGCACAAGTAGGTAAACAAGGTATTAGAATGGCTAATAATGTAAATGATATTATACAATATATAAATAGTGTAAAATAATGGAATTACCTGGTAAATTAATATTTAAAGCTATTGTAGGAAGTCAATCCTATGGTACCAATATAGCAACTTCAGATACTGATTATAAAGGAGTATATATTCAAAATGAAGATGATTTACTATCATTTGGGTACAAGGAACAAATAGATTTTGGAAAAGATGAATATTATTATGAAGTAAGAAGATTTCTACAATTATTACAATCTGCTAATCCTACAGTCCTTGAATTATTATATTCTCCTAAAGAATGTATAATAGAAACCTCTGATATATTTAATTTAATAGTTGAAAACAGAAACAAATTTTTAACTAAAAAATGTAAATTATCTTTTGGTGGTTATGCTATTGCTCAAATTAAGAAAGCCAAAGGTTTAGATAAAAAGTTAAATTGGGATAAAGAAAGAATAGAGAGAAAAACTCCAATTGATTTTGTTTATTTATATGATAATGGAAAAACTATTTCTTTGGAATCTTGGCTAAAAATAGATAATAAAAAACAAGAATATTGTGGATTAGTAGGACTTGAACATTTTCCAAATTGCTTTGCTTTATATTATGATTATCATGCCCACTTTATCCATATAGATAAAGAAGTTAAAAGTAGAATATATAAAGAATTGTTCTTTAAGGGAATACAATTAGATGATAGCAATTCTATAAGAACATCTTCTGTACCAAAAGGTATGAACCCTCAAGCAATAGTATGTTTTAATAAAGATGCTTATTCTATTCATTGTAAAGATTATAATGAATATATTAAATGGTTAGAAAATAGAAATACTCAAAGATATGTAGATACTTCTAAACATGGCCAACAAATAGATGGTAAAAATCTACTTCATTGTAGGAGATTACTTGACATGGCTATTGAAATAGCTACTTTAAAAACTTTGAATGTTAAAAGACCAAATAGTGATTATCTTTTAAAAATCAGAAAAGGAGAATTAAAATTAGAAGATATTATTAGTAAAGCTGAAGAGGATATTATAAATTTAGATACTATTTATTTTAATTCTGGATTGCCAGAAGAAGTAAATAAAGAATTTATTAATAATTTATTAATAGAAATTAGACATAAATATAAAGATGTCAAATAAAATTACTAAAACTAACTTCTATGTCTACTATCTTTTAACAACTTTTGGCAATAAGATTAGAATTAGAAGTTGTTATACTAAAGGATTTACTATGAAAAGAGTATTAGAAGATTATATTTCTATAAATGAATATGCAGAACTCAATAATACATCTGAATTATATGTACATATAGCTTTAGAGAATGGTAAATTTGATGCTTTAAGATTTAAAAATAAATGGTATATTAAAAAAATAATTATATGGAAGACCAATTAATTTTATTCCCTTTAGCCACTCTTGCAAAAGAGATAGGGTTTGAGGAACCTTGTGACCATTATTTTACTGCAAGTAAAACTTTATGGAGTTGCTATGAAATGAAAAACTCAAATTCCCCGAATATTATTTCTGCCCCTACCCAATCCTTACTGGCAAGATGGTTTAGAGAGAAACATGGGGTGGTGGTATTACCTCTTATTGACGAAAGGCAATCAATCAACTTAATATGGAAGTATGTTATATATGACAATTCACCAGATATTATGAAGTTTGTTATACTTAGAAGCATTGATACATTTGAAACCTTTGAACTTGCGTATGAAGCAGGACTTTATGCTGCGGGGGAATATATTAAAGAACAACAATTAAAAATAAAATAATGATAAGTAACGAAGGTAAAAACGCCTATAACCCACTTGGTTTAAAGGTTGGTGATAAAGTTGTATCTTATAAAGGTACACCAAAAGAACGCAAAGTTTTCATCAATAGGTTTTCTAAAAATCGAATATTCGCAATAGTTAGTAATTCGCTTACTGATAGTGAGGAATATTCTGTACCAATGGATAAGCTATCACAATAAACACAATGAGTAGTAAATTAAATTCAGACGAAGAACAGGAAAGATTGACTAATCTATGGATACCTAAAGAATCCATAATGGATAACAGAATATTGTCAGCAAAAGAATGGAGAGATTTAAACTATACTAATTATGATTGGGTATATTCAGAGCCTCTTGAATTAATGCAAGAATATGGCAAATATTGTTTTGTAGAAGGCGTTAAAGACGCTCTGAAACTGGCAGCTGAGAAAGCTAAAACTACTTATTTCTCTAAATTTTCAAGAGGCACAGCAGTAGTTGACAAATCTTCCATCCTAAATTTAAAAGATTCACCTGAACTTAAAATTGACTGAAATGGAAGATAAAATTAATGATCTTATTGCTTTATTAGGAATTTTTCATGCAAAAACAAATTTATTTTTGTTATCTGAAAAAGAAATCCTACCTTTGTTACAGGAATTAGTACATTATGAAGTTACTTTAATTATGGTTCAAGAAGTATTAGAAAGAATTGAACTATTTGATTATGAAGAACTTCAACCAGTAGAAATAGAAGAGAGCTTCTACGAAGGTTACTAAGAACAACTATTTTGGATAGTTGGTTCACTAAAAACTAATGAATGTTTTATAACGTAGAAAAGTTTGCAATGCTCTTAGTAAAGCATAAACTGACTCCAAATCAGTTTTTCTTTGCCTATCTTTTACATGAAGGCAGGTATGATTTACTAAAGAAGTATTGTAACACAGAAACTGGAGTTGGTCTCTTTAAAGCTGAAGATATAAAAGTTTTAGAAGAAAGAGGATATATAGTAAATATCAATCAGATAGAGAATGGGTATCAACCTGCTTATATTGATTGTTTTATTTGTACCTCTACTTTTAAAGAACTTGCATTTTTAGAATATGAAGAACCACTCCAGGAATTAATGGCAGTATACCCACATATATTGTCTATAGATGGTAGAAATTTTCCAGCTAAAAGTATTGACCCTGCTATACTTGGCCCTATTTATTTAAAGAATATCAAAGCAGATGTTTATAAGCATAATGAAGTTATAGAGTTAACTAAATATGCAGTAAAAAATAATCTTATTATGACAGGAATAGATAAATATGTAAAATCAAGTATGTGGGAAGGTATTAAAGAAGCAAAAGAAAAGAATGTAGAATTTAATGGAATAATAGATATTTAAAATGAGTAAAAATGTAAGAATAACAATTAATGATGAAAATGAAGAATATTTCACTAAATCTTTAACAGAAGAAGGATATGAGTGGACTAATTCTCAACTAATTAATCATTTTTTAACAGCTTTAAGAAAAATAGAAGAATCATCTAAAATGCAAATAGGAGCATTTGCTATTGCTTTAGCTAATCCAGATTATAAAGATGCTTTAAAATATTTCTTAAATTCATCATATGAAAAAGCAGGATAATAAATGTCATATCAAGAATTAAGAAAGAAAATAGATGAAGGAATAGAAGGTAAGAATACTGGAATACCTTTATGTCTTCCTAAAACTTCTAAATTTATAACAGGTATTCAAAAACAGATATATTTATTATTAGGTGCAACTACGGGAGTTGGGAAAACCGCCCTCATAGATTATTTATATGTATTAAAGCCTTATGAATGGTGGTATGAAAATAAAGATAAAACTGATATTAAACTTCATTGGATTTATAATTCAATGGAGAGAAATAAAGTTTATAAGTTAGCTAAATGGACTTGTGTAAGGCTCTATGAGAAGTATGGAATACTTATGGATGTCTCTGAACTTTTAGGCTGGGAGAAGACAGATAGAGTAGTAGAAATCAAAGATGCTCTTGATGAGTGTGAAGTCTATTTTACAGAGATGTTAAAACATATAGATATTTATGAAAATGCTGAAAATCCTACAGGTATTTGGAATAAACTTATTGCTTATGCTCTTAATAATGGACATGTAGAACAAGTATCAGAATTTAAAAAAGAATATAGAGAGAATGACCCTAATCTTATTACTTTTATAGTTAATGACCACATTGGTAAACTTAAAAGAGAAAGAGGTTTTACAGTTAAAGAAACTATAGATAAGCATTCTGAATATATGGGATTAGCAAGGGATTTTTATAAATTTAATCCAATAGACATATCTCAATTTAATAGAGGGATTGCCGATAGTGAAAGATTTAAACAAGGAGATTTATCTCCAAGATTGGAAGATTTTAAAGAATCTGGGGCTCCGAGTGAGAATTCGGACATTATTTTAGCTTTATTTGATCCTGTTAGATATAAAGTTTTTGATTATAAAGGATATGATATTAGAAAATTTATGGATCAAAAAACAGCTTCAAGTAGGTACAGAGCCCTTTTTGTGCTAAAAAACACTTATGGGGAAGCTGATGTGAGTGTTTCTCTTAATTTCATTGGAGAATGTGGAATATTCAAAGAAATTAAAAAAGCAGAAGAACTTAATAAAAATCCTGAAATGTACAAGGAATACACAATGGTATGAAACAGTTGACAAAAGAATTATTTGATAATATAGAAAAGATAATTGATAATTCTTCTCTATGTGTAAATACAGAATTACCATATGAAGGAATGATGATTAATGAAGATGAAACAATATTTGAAAAAGAGAAATTATTTAACAAATTAAAAGAAGCAATTAATCAACATCAATTTAAACAAAAACAATTTTTTGAAGAAAAATCAAATAAAATAAAAGACATATTGGCAAAATCACACAACGAATTATAATTATGGCAAAACATAGAGATAATAAACCAAGAATACATAGATATAAGGTAAGTGCATATAAGAAACTTATTAACAATAGAAGGTTAGAATGGTGCATAGATCAATTAAAAGAATATATAGAACGTAATAAAAATAAAAATGAGTGAAATAAAAAGAGACTATTATAAAGTCTTAGAGTTAGGGCAATCTGGTAAAGGAAAAACCTATTCTTTTGTTAATATGAATAGAGATACAACAGGCTTTTTGAATATTGAAAATAAGCCTCTTCCTTTTAAGGGGACTTTTAAATATCATGATAGACCATTAAAATTCCAAGATGCTTTTGCCACTTTAATAGAATATGGTAAAAATCCTGAAATAGATGCTATAGTAGTAGATTCTCAATCTGCATATTTTGATATGGTATTAAAAGAAGCAAGATTAACAAAAAAGAATTTTGATATTTGGAATATGTATAATGATGAAATTGCAAAATTTCAAGATATGATTAAAAGAATACCAAAAGAAATATTTGTAACTGGACACTACGAACTTTTAAATATAGAAAGTTCTTGGGAAAAAAGAGCTAAAGTCCAAGGAAAAGCACTTGAAGGAATGGTGGAAAAAGATTATACTATGGTTGTATATGCAGATAATAAACTTGTAGATAAGAAATTTCAATACTTCTTTAATCTTGCAATGGAGGGAGGTTCTGCTAAATGCCCGCCAGATATATTTGGAGAAGGAATATATCAAATACCAAATGATTCTAAATATATCTTAGAAAAGATAATTGAATTTACAAAGTAATTAATTAATTAAAAATGAATAGTGGAGCAAAGCCATTTAGTATGGCAAATTATACTATTGCTAAGAAAACAAATAGCAAAGTAAGTACAACAAGTACTAAAAAACTAAAACCTTATCAACTAAGGGCAAATATTGAGAAATCAATGTTTCAATTTTCTGATAGTTCATATGAAACTCTAAATTTAGAGCACAATGGGCTCACAATAGCATATGATAGTGAGACTGTATGTTTATGTATAGCATCAGAAAAAGATTCTAAATTCTACAAACATAAAGGTACTTCTAATAAAGGCAGGTATTTTAAGAGCACTGCTTTAACAGACCTACTTAAAGAAAGAGGGCTTATAGTTGCAGATAAAAAAATCAACTATTTCTCTTTAAGTAATGAAGGAATTGATGGTAATTTTGTTATCTATGAAATGTCAAATGTAGATATAGAAAAAGATAGTAATAAAACTATTGGGTATGTAGCTGCTGCTGAAGTAGAGAATACAGAATTAACAGAAGCAGAACTTGAAGCAAGACAAGATATGGAAGAAGCCTATGCTATGGAAGAAAGGGAAGATGAAGAAGATGAGTTTGAAGAAGAAATTGCATAATTTTAATAAATAATATATAAATGTTTCAAGTAAATAAAGATACTGCTGGTGCAACTGGCGGAAATTTTCTACACGGTGGTATTAATGATAATATTGAATTTATTGGCTTTAGTAGGGCTAATACAAAAGAGGATGGTAGTGGAGTAGAATATACTGGTCTTACATTTAATAATGGGGATCAAACTTATACTGCAAAATTATGGGATATTGATGAAGATAAAGTAAAAGCTAATCTTGTTAATTATCCAAGGGTTCATACAAGAGAAATTAAAAATCCTGATGGTACAGTTAAGTATGCTAAAGGAATAGATGTAACCCCTGATGCAGCAGTTGACCTTGCCAATAGGGAATATTCTTCTACTTTAGTAGCTATTCTTGATAAATTTATGCCAGCAGAGGATATAATTATTAATCCTACAAGCTATGAAGATCTTGTAAATCAAGCTAATACCCTTCTTGGTAAGAAAGCAATAGGGGTTAAACTTAGATTGAAGCTTGTATATAAGAATAATTACTTAACTTTGCCAAGGTTTGGATTTATAGAACTTATGAGTGTTAATCCACCTAAAGTAGTAGTAAATCCTCAATATGATGTAATTACTAAAAGTGTAGCAGAACCTACTACTGGTCATCCAGCAGATGCTGTCCCAGTTGCTCAAAATTCAGATCTTCCTTTTTAAATAATAAACCATGATAAATGTCTTTCCTAAGATAACAAAGTCTTTTATTCTTAATAGAATTACAGAAATAGAAATAATGGAGAGATATTTAGGTTTAAAAGTAGATACTAATAAACTATATAAATCTCCACTTAGAGTTGATAAACACCCCACATGTAAATATACATATTGGAATGGTAGACTTTATTTTAAAGATTTTAATGGTAGTTTTAATGGTGATTGTTTTAATGTTGTACAAAAAATACATAGTACTAATTTCTTAGATTCTTTATATATTATAGCAAACGACTTTAATATATTAAAGAAACCTAAGAAAGAATTAGTAGAATATATATTTGATAAACCACCTGTTCAGGAAAAACTATCAATAGGTATTAAATCACAACCATTTACAGATATAGATAAACAATACTGGGATTCTTATTTTATATCAGAACAATCATTAGAGAAATATTTTGTATATAGTTGTAAACAAGTATTCATTGGAGAGAATATTATTTATAATTATAGCAAGAAAGACCCAGCTTATGCTTATTACTTTGGTAATGGCAACTATAAAATTTATTTTCCATTTAGAAAGAAAGAAGAAAAAAGATTTATTAATAACTGTAATAATACTATTATTCAAGGGTATTGGCAATTGCCAAAGGAGAATAACTTATTAATTATTACTAAGTCTTATAAAGATGTTATATGTTTAAGTGAATTTAATATTCATTCAATTGCTCCTCAAAGTGAAACATGTGGGCTAACACATGGATTAATACGAGAGTTATCTCAAAGATTTAAAACTATTATAAGTTTATATGACTTTGATTTAACAGGAATAAGAGGGGCAAATAAATTATATAAAGAAGAAAATATAAAACCTATCTTTTTTACCAATGGGAGATTTAATTCTATAGATTATCAGGCAAAAGACTTTTCAGATTATTTGCATGATAATGGATTTTTAAAAACAAAAGAGTTAGTAGATGGTCTACTAACACAAAAACTAATTAATTAATTTTTTATGAGTTCTCGTAAAATTACTGTGTACTCTACACAGACTAATAAAAAGAGTGAAGTAAATACAGATGTAGCAACATGGGCAGAACTGCAAGCAGTAATGACAGATGCTGGTATTACCCATGAAGGTCTAACTGCAACAGAAAACAGGACAAAAACTAATTTGTCTTTAGGAGCAGCAGTTCTGCCAGAAGGAGAATTTGTTCTATTTCTTTCGCCAAGTACTAAAATTAAGAGTGGTACTTCTTGGAGAGATATGTCTTATAATGACATCAGGAAACACGCTACTTCAATTGGTGTATCTGGTTTAGGTACAACCGCAGAAATTGGTCAAAGGATTGAAAACTGGGAGAAAACTAACAAGAATACATCATCTTCAAATGATATTCTTAATACTAAATTTCCTACAGTAGCTGCTAAACTTGATGCTTTTATTAAGCATACAGATAAACAATTTGCAGAAGTATCAGAAGCTGTTAATAATAGTGATTATTTTGATAATACTCCTTTTGGAGAAGATGACAATTCTAATCTTGCAAATGAAGCTGCAAGTCTTGGATTGTAATAAGTTTCATATTTTTAATAGTAAAATAGGGGTAGAAATGCCCCTATTTTATTTTAATATTTAATATATGTATGAATATAAAGCAGGAGATATAGTAAAAATAATAAATGGGAAAGGAAGTGATTTAGGTAGTATGCTAAATGGTAAAGAGGTTATATTAGATACTCAACCAGATGATGGCTATAGATTAGGTACAGATAGTAAATATAATCAAAAATTAGTATTTTCTTATTTTGATAGGGATGGAGATTTAGTAGATTCATTATATTTTAGAGATGAAGATATAGAACTTGTAGGTTGGACATATATACCAGATTATGAATTAATAAAAGATAAAAGGTTTAAATTAATAGAAACTGATTTAAATGAACAATTTGTTAATCCTAATTATATAAATAGTGAAGAAGTTTATAAGCATGGACTTATAGAGTTAGATTCAAGAGGATATTTTTGTAGTTTTGGAGGATCTATGATTGATTTACAAATTAGAGTATCTTCAAATTCAGATAGCCCGAATTATAATATTTTTAATGAACTTCAATATAAAGTAGAAATAAGATTAGATAATACTATTAAGATATTTTATAAAGAGCCTCAAGTAATATTTGATATTTCTATTATAGAAGAATATAAAACTATATTTAATGATTATTTTAAAGAAGATTGTGAAATTAGAAAAATAAATAATATAGAATATGAATTTGTAATTCATTTTCCTGATATAATTATAAAAAATGAGTTAGATAAAACTCATCCAATTAAAGACTTATATGTATTTTTTAATCTTAAGGTATTACAAAATAATAGATTTGTCTTTATGAGAGAAAATCAATCAGATTATTATTTAAGTGGTTGTAGAGGAACAGTAACAGATAGAGAATATGCTGTAAAATATCAACATTCTCATTTATCTTCTGGTTATCATAATTCTAAATTTTGTTTAGGGACTGGCCCCATTTTAACTAATATTGCTGCATTTAATATGCGGAATGATAGTTTATTATTTGAAAAAATAATGTTGGATATTATAGATTATATAAGTGTTGAAAGTATAGAAGGTACTCCATATATTGAATTTAAATGTGTTTATACCCCAAGAAATCAACAAAGAATTAATATAAGTGATTTACAATTACGACAAGAATATCTAAATTTCTTATCTTATTATGATAATTTACCTGTATCTATTAGTAATTTAGAAATAAAAGTAGATGAAAATAATCCTGAATTTATTAAACAGGTATCTGCTATTACTAATTTTATAAATGGTCAGGAATCAGAAATACAAATTAGTAATAGCGATAAGAATAAATTAATGTTAATATTTAAAAATGAAGAAGTTAGACTTAAAATTATTAAAGAAGAAAAAACAGATGAGCAAAATAAAGAGCAGCTACAAAGAGTTGCAAATACAAGAGTCCTCCAATATATCGCAAAAAAACTTAGTGAAGACTTATCAGACAAAGCCATTAGTGGAATTACCAGGAAGAGCGAAGCTGGTTATTTCACAGGAACTTTGGTTGAAGATACATCAACTTCACTTGAATGTAGGGAAAATAGAGTGGTCAGGAGTATTGTTTCTAAAAGTGGAAGGAAACTTACTAAATTATAAAGATATGGAGTTTACTGCTGTAGATATGTATCTTATGGATATAGGAGATGCGACAAGTACAGAGTTTGATTTCCAAGATACAGCTTGGCTAAATGCTTTTGATGAAAACCCAGATTTAATGGGATTAAAAATGGGATTATGTCACAGTCATCATTCAATGGCTAAATATTAGTTATTTCAATAAATATTGTTTATATTTGTACATAATAAAATGTATAAATATGAAATTACTTTCAAAACAAGAAAAAGAAAAAATTGCAGAATTATATGATTCTGGATTAAATGCAGTAGAGATTAAAAGAGAGATGGGTTTAAAAAATCATCAACAAGTATATAATGTATTAAAATATTTACCTCAATATCAAGCATATAAATATGGTAGAGGGGATAATAGAAAATATACACTAAATGAAGATTATTTTAAAATTATTAATTCAGAAGAAAAAGCATATATATTTGGTTTTATATGTGCAGATGGACATGTAGCTTTTAATAGACTAAGAATATTAGTAGCAACAAAAGATAAAGATATACTTGAAAAAATTAGAGTATGTTTAGAGTCTTCTGATGAAGTAGAAGATGTAATTAGAGAATCCAGATTTTCTTATGGAAAAAGATTATTCTATCATTCGCAAATAGCATTTAATTCAATTAAACTTGCAAAAGATTTGTTAAATTTAGGATTAGATAGTAGAAAAACTTATTCTTTATCATCAAAAATATTAGAAAATATTCCTCTTAATTATATGAAGGATTTTTTAAGAGGATATTTTGATGGAGATGGGAATGTTATGTATGGGAATAAATATAGTTCTGGTAAGAAATATCTTATTCAGATAGCTGGGAATAAAGAGTTTTTAGAAAATTCTTTTGGAAAATATTTTCCAACAACTAATAAGTATTATTTTTTCCCTAAATCTATACAAACTTGGTGTTATAAACTATCATCTAAAGAAAATGTGAATAAATTTTTAGAATATATTTACAAAGATTCTACAATTTTTCTTAATAGAAAGTATAATATTTATAAAAATAATGTGGCCATTTAAAACACATTGAATTGCTGGAAACCTAAGTCTATTTATAGATATGGCAATCAGCAGCTAAGATTAATCTTATGATTAATAAAGTTCAGAGACTATCGAAAACACAGTTTAAAAACTGGAAGTTAGTAGAGTACATCCAAGTGGATGGAAGCGGTGTGACTTTACACTTAGTAAAGTATGATATAGTCCGATACCACGTAACTACTGAAGTTACTATACCGAAAGGGTGGAAGTTGTCTAACGAACAACAGGTAAATTTATTGACATTTTTTTCAGGTACAGATATAGGGCATTTACATTCTCAATCTCCAGATCATAATTACTTTCTATCTTTAATTGTTAATTTTGCGTGTGAACCAATTGCTAAAGTAGCTTTTGCTTCTACGCGAAAATTAGCTTCATCATCTTCTTTTAGTTTTAGAGATGATGAAGGGAATATACAATTTCAAGAAGATAATAGTAATAAAGAAGAAGATATTACAGTAGTATTTAATTGTGATGTATTTGTAGAAATAGAACCTAAACTTCTTGATAGAATAGATGAATTAAAAGAAGCTAAGAAAAATAGGTATAAACAATTTACAAATAATTGGAATACTAAAAAACAAAATTATATTCATACTGATTTTGATTGGGAAAAATGGAAAGCTGAACAAAATGGAGAAGGAATAGCTACTGTTTGGGATACTGAAGGTAAGAGATTAAATGCTACTGATATTCAAACGGAGTTTGATTTTAGTAATCATGAAAAACTTATTGCAGATTCACAAATAGAATATTTTACTAAATGTTTACTTGCTGATACTTATAATGATTATGAGAAAACAGTAGAATTATTAGTAGAAGATAGAAATGCTTGTGTAGATACAAATGCTGAAGCAAGACAATGTTGTATGGCCATGCACATGATGTATGATTCTGTTTTTCATGATGATACTTATTTTACTGAAGTCATGACTAAAGTTATAGCTCTATTAGGTAAATATAAAAGTGATTTTACAACAAAGATGATTTCTATCATTAAACAAGAATTAAAAGAATATGTCAGCACAGAATTATGATAGATTTAAAGATGCTCCTTGGTTCAAACCCCTTAAAGTAATTGTAGGGGGTGCTGGAGGTATAGGTTCCAATCTTATTTATCTCTTAGCTAAAATGCCATATCGAATTTATATATATGATTTTGATGTAGTAGAAGCACATAATAGTTGTCAAATGCTTGGAGGTTTTACTAATATAGGTAAGTTAAAAACAAGAGCAGTAAGAGAACTTGCACAAAAATTATCAGATAATTATGGTATTAGAGAGTTTGGAGAATATACTTCAGAAGGAATGGTAGACGATATTATGTTTGCTGGATTTGATAATATGAAAGCAAGGAAGTTAATGTATGATAACTGGAAACAATATCAATTAACTAAAGTAGAAGAACCTGCTATAGAAGAACCTAAGAAAGAGGTTAATTTATTTGTAGATATGAGATTAGCAGCAGAAACAGGTATTATATATTTTATAGACTCTAAAGAAAGAATGGAAAGATATGAAGCTGAATTATTTGATGATTCAGAAGTTCCAGATGAACCATGTACTTTTAGAGCTACTGCTCATGCTTCTATGTTAATAGCTTCTTATGCTGTTGCAGGGTTAGTTAATAAGGTAACTAATGTTGAATGGGGAATAGAGGCAAGAGAAGTACCATTTAAACTTAATTTTGAATTACCATTATTTAATATGAAAACAATTGTATGATAGAGCAATTACATATAGAAAATAATTTTGGATTTATATTACAAAATCATGGCATTAAAGAAAGTAATTCTTATTGTGAATATGTTCCTTTTTATATATTAAAGCAGAATACAGATTCTTTAATAAAATTAGAACAAGAGAATAGGCAAGGTATAGAAGAAATATATAATAATTTATATCATGAGTTTCAATTATGTCAAGATCAAACTTTTTCTCAATATTATACTATTGCTGAATTACCTGCTTTATTTCAAGAAAATGATATTATTAGTCATAGATTTAGATTAAGAAATTATGAAGAAGGAATATATTCTCCTTTTAATTTAGAAATAGAAGAAAATATAATTAGGCAATATGAAGATACTAAAAAATTTATATCTTTATTTTCATTAGTAATTCCTATTAAATATGTACCTTATGTACAAATATGTTTAATGTTAGAAGAACCTATTGATTTAAGAGTATATGAATTTTGGATTAAAGAAGATTTTGATATTAAAGATTCTATTTATACTAATTATAGAAAACTATATAGAAAGTATTTATTACCTGATTTAAAAGAGAATAATGTTCCTATTGTAGTTAAAAAAGATATAGATAAAGAACTTTATTTCTTTCCTGAAATGCCTAAATTTAAAAGAACTTCTGATTATGATAAATATGTAGAAGAACTTGTTAAAGATAGTATTATTAAATTAAGGATAGATAATGGTATACAAGGTATTAATAATGATTTTCGTGTAACTTTTGAAAGTAATGATTATATATTAGAAGAAGGTACATTAAATGTTAATGGTACTACTTGGAGAACTTTTAATAATTCTGGAGATAATTTAGTATCACAAATAATGAGTACTGATACTTATCAACCGTTAACTGCTGCAAGATTAGATTCATTTATATCAAATTTAACTTTTAATTCAAATAGTTCATTAGGTAGTAATATGCCCCCTGAAGAAAATCTAAATCATATTAATAATGAATTATATCAAGAAGCATTAAGGAGTATGGAAACTTCTGAATAAGAAGAACAAGAAATAGAAAATGGTGCTCTTGAAGAAGAATGGTATGGAATAGGATTTGAATTAGGAGATGAATTTTAAAAATTAAATATTATGAGAATTATAAAATATTTTAGTCATAGTTTTAAAAGTTCTATAAAACATAGAATTGGGTCTAATAAAACTAATACTGAACATCAGTATTATAATATTTGGACTAATAAAACATGGCTTGAAAAACAATAACAGATGGAATTAATAACAAGTATTGTTATTCCTAAATACATAAGACAAATACAAGTATCTAAACATAGAAGAGCTACTTATTATAAAGTAGGAGAAAAGAAAATACCTAAAAAGTATGATACTTTCCCATTTGAAAAGTTTGGTAATACTTTGTTTTTATGTAATCCAGGAACTAAAACAAGAGTAATTAAAAATAGTAAATCTGTTGGTACTCCAAGATATTTAGCTATAAATGGTCAAAAATTCTATAGTGGTTTTGCTTCTGAACATGAAAGAATGGCAATTGTATATGGTCTAAAAGATTATTATGAAGAAATAATAACAGCTTTAGCACCAATAACTGTATTTCCAATATATATTAAATATATATATTTTGCTAAAACTGAAATAGGTGATAGTATAGCAGATTTAGATAATTTATCTTACTGCTATACTAAAACCTTTCAAGATTGGTTAACTTTAACTAAGAAGATACCAGAAGATAATACAAGATATATCAGAAGTTTTCAACCAGAAGTATTTCCAGTAGAAACTGATGAAGAAAGGAGATTAATTATATTAATATATAAGTATAATCCTAATATTACAATTAAAGAATTAAAGAAATTAAATTTATATTAAATGAAAAGAGAAACATTAATAAGAGCTAATGAAGTAGATAATAAACTTAGAAGATGGGAAGCCATATTAGAAGGATGCACAAGAAAAGGTAGTCTTTCAGTAAATGACATTCATATTAATAATGTAACTTTAAATTCAATTGAATTATTTGCTATAGCAGATTTAGCTAAAGATAAAATTGCTCAACTTGAAATATTATTAACTGCTATAAAAGATTAACATATGAATTATTTTGAAGTAAAAGCAATTAGCAATAGTGCTTTAAATGCACTTGACCCAGAGATGGGTGGAAGTCCTGCTAAATTTAAAAAATATATGGATGGAGTATATGAAAGTAAAGAATCCCTTTCTTTGGAGAGGGGTTCTTTATTACATTCATGGTTAGAACATCAGGATAATTTTATAGTAGCAGACTTAGATAAACCTACTGGGCAAATGGGGGCTTATGTAGAGAGTTATTATAAGAATTTGATAGCTGGATATGATTCTGTATCTGCAAGTGAAATAGCATATGCAGAAGTAGGATTTAAGAGAGATAAAATAGAAACAGTATTAAAGAAATTTACTGAACCTGAAAATGCTGAATATTTTCATTTTTTAGAAGAAGCTACTGGTAAAAATGTATTAACAAAAGCTACTAAAGAAATATTAGAGGCTTGTAAACAGTCTATACAAAATAATAAGATAGCTTGGGAATTAATTTGTAAACCTTGGCCACATAAAGAGAAAGAATTATATTGGTGTGATAATTTAGAATTACAGAGAAAAGTTAAAATAGATCATTTAACTATAGATAATAATAAAGGTATTATATGGCTTACTGATTATAAAACTACTTCTAAATCAGCTTATAATTTTAAAGATACTTTAGATTATTGGAGATATTATAGACAATTAGAATATTATAAAGAGGCCATACTGTCAGTTGATTCTCATACATATTTTGTAGAAGATGATATTAAAGATTATACAGTTATTTGCAATATAATAGTTTGTGAGACATTTGGAGATTTTAATACAGTTGTATATAATATAAATCAATCTTACTTGGATAAAGGTAGAGAAGAATTAGATTCTCTATTACAAAGAGCTAAATGGCATATAGATAATGATATTTGGAATCAATCTAAAGAAGAATATCCTCAAGGTTATATTAGCCTTTCTTTCACTAAATAATTAAATTATGAATTCTTTAAAACCTGTTTTATTTTTATTTATTAGTATTAGTATTATATTAGGTTTTTTATTATACCCCTATCATTTAAGTTATATTAAAGATAAACCTATTATAATTAATAATACCGATACTTTCTTTGTTATGAATGTTACTTGTTATAGAATAACTAATTCTAAATGTTGGAATAATAAAAGTGCTTGTAATAAACCTATTAATAGAATTAACCCTATAGATAGTAAAGTTATAGCTTTACCAAGAGAAATGATTAAGAAATATAATAAGAATGCTTATTTCTCTTATGGGGATAGCGTAGAACTAATAGGTAAAGACTTTATATATGCTGGAAAGTATATAGTAGGAGAAACTACAGCTACTAATATACATAATAGTATAGATATAGAAGTAGGTAAAAGTAATAAAATAGGAGTTTGGAAAGGTATTTTCATTAAAAAGATTAAAAATAATTTGATGGTTAACTAAAAAGAGTTAACTTTGAACAAAATATAAAAAATGAGTACAAATAAGAAAGTAAATCCAAAAGTAGTGCAAGTAGCACAACCACAAAAAGAACAACCTTTGAATGGAGATCATAATCCAAATGGTATTAAAAAAGTAGATTTTAAACCTAATGATGGTATGATTATGTTTGATTATATTAAACCACCAAAAGAAGGTGTAACTAAAGGGGGAATTGTTATACCTGAAAGTTTACAAAAAAGTTCTATATTAAAAGCTATAGTAGTAGCAGTAGGGGATGATGTAAAATATGAAGTAGGAGATTTAATTGCCCTTATGCCAGCCCCTGACCACTGGGTATTATTTGAACATAGAAATTATAAATTCTTTCTTTGTTATAATAATATGATATTTGGTAAATATACAGATGTCAAATATACTGAAGAAGAAGAATACCCAGTAGAATCTTCTATTTTGCAATTAGAAACTCCAGGTCTTATTCTACCATTCTCTAATATACAAGGAGAAGCATAATGGAACAAGGGGAGATTGCCCACTTGGTCATTGAAAGTACAAGAATAGCTAAAGAAAAAGGGTTTCATGAAAATTTTAACCTTAAAGAAAAGCTATTCTTACTAATTTCAGAATTAAGTGAAGCTATGGAAGCAGATAGAAATAGTGAACATGCTATGTTGGATGAATATAAAGAGGCAAATGAGGATCCTCTTTTAGATTTTAATTCTGAATCATATGTTTACTATATTAAAGACACATTTGAGGCAGAATTAGCGGGTACATTTATAAGATTAGGACATATTTGTGGTTATCTTAATCAAATGCCTGTTATAATAGACAAATTCTATTTAGAAAATAAGAGAACATTTGCTGAAGCTTGCTTTGATTTATGCCCAGCTATACTTATGATTCATGTAGATAGGGTTAATCTAAATACTAATCTTAGTGTTATACTTACTTCACTTATACAAACATGTAATCAATTTGGAGTAGCTAATATACAAGAGTATATAGATTTAGAATTAAAATTCTTTGAAAGTAGACCTTTTAAACATAATAAAAAATACTAAAATGAAATTTGAAGATATTGGAAGTGGTTGGTTAAAAGATGCCGCTTATAGAAATTCTAAATTAACTAAAGATGAAATGAGAAGATCTATTCTAAAATTATCTTCTTTTAAAGATAAATTAGCAAGTGATTATGTAGAATTTGATCTTAGGGAAGAAGATGGGGATGAAATGATTGCCCATAAAAAAGTACAAGCAGTATTTGTAGAAGGGGTATTTTATATACCTACAATAAATTATAATAAATGTTAATATGAGTATATACATACAAAAAGAACCAGGACAAGTAGAAGCTATTCAGTTCACTGGATTAAATTTTAATGAGTGTGAAGAGTTTGCAGAAGGTATTATATTTCATATAGTAAGAACTCCTGGTGGAGAGAGATATGGTATTATTGATAATAAAAGAGTGAACCCTACAGATTATATTGAAAGATTTGAATATGAAGGGGAAATGGAATATACTGTTTCAGATAAAGAAGATTTTGAACAATATTATAAATTATTAAAATAAAATTGTGTTTCAAATAAGAGGCAAGGATTTTATAAGTGAAGAAGATAGTAATTCAGTAGTAGAAGTGAGTAAAATAGACATAACTAATATGGAATGGAAAAAAATTGCTGAATTGCTTAATTTGAAACTTATAGATCCTTGTCTTTCTTTATATGAGAATATAGATGGAATATTTGTATTAGGTAAATATGGTTTTGTTAAACAAATAAAATAATGACAAGAGAAGAATTTCTCCAAAGCGCAGATACTCTTTGGAGTGAAATAATGGTAGTTAATAAAGAAAAAGGTAGAGATTATACTGTAAATAGTGAAGATGCTCTTGCTAACTTTAAAGTTAGTGGAGAAGATTTTAACATAGAACCTATGAAAGTATTGGGTATATTAATGTCTAAACATGATAAAGCTATATATTCATATATTAAATCAGGAGGACAGAATGAATCAGAACCCATAAGAGGAAGACTTCACGATAGTATTCTTTATAAATTTCTATTAAACGCTTTAATAGAAGAACAAATATAATAATAAAATGAGAGGAGTAATAGAGGTTTTTATGCAACCAAAAAAGAAGAAATTAACTTGTGATGGATATTATATGATACAAGATAGAATGGGAGATTTTACACCTGATTGGTGTGATGGAACTATAAAACATAATCAATCTTATATATCTATATCTATAAATGATGGAGAATATAAAACAAATTGGCATGATTGTAAAACATGTCATGAATATATAAAAGTATATGAACTTGATTTAGTAGAAGCATGAATAATAAACAAATAGAAGATATATTATCTCTGAAAACAGAGAAGGATAGATTAGAAGATTTTTTATCTAAAAAACCAAATACTAATAAGTTAGATTGGGATTATGGTTCTCTATACCTAAACGAATTTCCAGTATTTAGAGATAGAATAAATACTCTTGTAAAATTTAGGATAGGTGAAATTAAAAATATATTAACCAAATTATGAGAAATATATTAACATTAATTGGATGGGGATTGGCTATTCTATTTTGTACATTATTTTTACTTAAATGTAATAACAATGTTACTACAAAATTAGAATATAAAAATCCTAAAGATTCTACTAAAATAACTATAGTGGATACTACTCATAAAAAACCTATTCTTATATATAAAGATAGTTTTATTAAAGGGGATACAAAATACATAAAAGGAGAAACTATATATCAAAAAGGGGATACAGTTTATATTCCCGTTAAGTCTATGTATTTGACTACTGGAGATACTTTAGCAATAGTAAATGATTATTATCTTAAAAAGATATTTAAAGGCACTTTTTCTGTAGATTCAGTAAATGTAACTTGGTATGATAGTGTATCTCAAAATAGAAGTTTAGGACATAAATTTGTTATACAAAACCTAAGACCTACTTTACAAATACCTACTGTTAATACTCACAAAAGAGTATTATATTTTGGTGGAAGTTTAGGTTGGTCTTTAAATAGTAGATTACCCTCATTGGCTCCTACTATGGTTTATACAGATAAACAAGAAAGAGGATTTGTATTATCTTATGATTTAATTAATAGAACTACTCAAATAGGAATAGTTGCAAAATTACATTTTTAGATGAGTAAGGCAGAATATGATTATAATAAATACTTTGAAGGGAGACCAGTAAATATATATTGGTATGAGACAGATGAATTATTTATGGAATGTCATTCTATTAATAAAGCAGCTTCTATATTAGGATGTAGTTCAGGTCAAGTTACAAAATGTTTAAACAATAAACCTAAAACAGAAGGTAAGAAAGCATTAAGTATAACTTCATCAAGAGGTACATTTTATGTAAAAGATAAGAAAGTAGAGAAAAATGGGTAATATTAAAACTTCTAAAGTTACTTTTTTAAAAGGTGCAGTTGGTAATACTGAATGGTGGACTGAACATGATTGGGAAGAACATAGAAAGAATGTAATGGAGCTAAAAGCTATTGGGGAATATTTAAAACCAGTAGAAATAACTGTTTCTTGGACAGATTTTCCAGAATCATTTAATATTACTAAAGAAGATCCTTCATTAGTATCTTATGGATATGGTCTTATAGATACTTCTGATTATTACCCAAGTAGAATGATATATTCAAATAAAAAAGAAGATGGAGAATGAAGATTTAAAAATTAGTAGTCTAAATAGTGAAATGTTACAATACAAAATAATTGGATATTTAAAAATATTAAAAAGTGAAAGAGTAAAAGCTATGTTTAAAGCCAACAATGTAAATTTAGGTATATTAGAAGAATTTATATATAGTTATAAAAAACATTTTGATATTAAAGAAGAAACTAATGGAAAAGCTAATATATAAAGATAAAGAATACTCTGATTGTATTTATACTAAACAAGATATTAAATTACCTTTTAGATTTAAACTAAAAATACTATTTAGTGATTTATTACAAGTAGATATAAAAATATATACAGAAAAAGAAGTAGGGGAAGCTAAATCAGAGATAAACCTACATACATTTAAAAAAGATAAAAAGAAATGATTAACTATATAATATTTTGGGTATTGGCATTATTTACAATACTTGCAAATGCCCTATTTGATAAAAATGATGATATAAATAAGAATATTTATGTTAATCATTTAGAAGAAGGAATATTTAGTGGATTTATAATAGCTGTAATATGTTTTGCATGTTTTAGTTATGATATAGTAAATTTCCATAATTGGTATCCTTTTATATTTAATCTAAGTTTATATCTTCCTGTAAGGTGGATAGTATTTGACTTATTCTTAAATGATATAAGAAATAAGCCCCTTTTATATATTGGGGAATTGAAACCTACAAGTTCAATAACTGATAAATTCTTACATTGGGTAGGAAAAGATTTTCAAATACCTATGAAACTATTACTATTAATAATAGTAATTGTTGTAAATTTGTTAATAATTAAAAAAATATAAAATGACATTAAGTAAAGTAAGTACAGGAGTTGTACTATTTTTAATAGCTTTAGCTATTATACCAGCAGCAGTAAATTTTATGGATTACCCTAAAAATACATATGGGGGTTGGTGGACTGCTCCAGTATTAGCAGTAGTAATCTATTTTGCTTTTGCTATATTTGGTAAAGGAAAAGAATAATTAGCTATGCCCCATCAGGTATAAAACCTTCAGAATAGATTGATTTATACCCTATAGGGTATAAAATTTGTCGCAAATATTTACTACTTTTGCAACAAAATATAAAGAAATCTGCCTTCAGTGAGAAGAATTGTTCGTAATTTAAGTGTGTTAAAAGTGGTAAAAGTGGTAAAAGGGGTTAGAAATAACCCCTTTTATTTTTAATATGTTTTAGTAAGTGATTCCTCTGTAGAAAGAACTTGGTCAGTAAGAGGTAAAGCCTTCTTCACAGCCCTTCCAATTCTTGATTGACCACTATACTCACCACCAGTTATTTTATCCTTACCAGTAGAAGCATATTGCCCTACAGCATGAAATATTTTACCAAAGTTAGTTACTGTTTGTACAGCAGGTATTACGTTCTTACTCATATCTACAAATGAACCTGGATTATAGTAAAATGAAAGTTCATCTAAATTCCTATGTAAGATATTAGACATATAAGTAAGCATCTTAGGATGATTTTTATCTTTATCTTTTTTAATAGCCATAAATGCAATCAGCATAGTTGACATTAACATCATCTCTTTAATATTAGCTCTCATATTAGCAATATCAACAGGAGATAAACCATCTATTTCAGTATCTCTATTTAATAACTGATTTTTAGCTATTTTAAAAAATGATTGCATAGATTTAGTAATGCTATTATTATTTGCCCTATACATATCTCTAATAGATAACCATCTTCCTTTAAATTCTCTACCTAAGTCTTCATCATAATAAGATTCTGCTAACCTATTATTGAATGTATTAGGTATCCAGTTTCTAAATGTGAAAGCTAATCTACCAATTGCATTCTTTTTAGCTAATACTGCATAAGCATTATGGTAGTTACCGTGTATAATTTCAGATAACTTTTTAACCCGTAAAGCAGCATCCTTCATTATCCTACTATCTTCTAAGTGTGAGAACTCTGGTTTAAATCCAGTACTTGTTCTTGCATCCCATAAATTATAGAATTGTTGTTTACCTTTAGCATCAATATAATAAGTTTCTCCTTTATCATTAGATACAGGCATATGTAGAAGTGCAGCAACCATCATTCTACCCTGACCTATAATTTCCTGATTCTTCATCATGAACATAAGCTTGTTCATAACTCCTTTTGCTTTAGATTGCCCTATTTCTTCAAATTCTCCAATAGTGCCCATCTTTTGCATCATATCATTAAATTTGGCTCTTGTTTCTTTATTTACTGAATTAGTAATTAAACCAGCTTTCCTATATTCTTTAGTACTAAAATCAGTACCATAAGAAGCATGTATTCTATTAGTAATACCAAGTAGCGTATGCCTTGTAATAGCCGCAAGTGGGTTCATTGCAAGTCTTGTAAATACAGTTGTATGAAGAAGTGCATCTATTGCTTTAGCTCCTGAAAATACTTTACCATTTTCATCAGGTTTACCTTCCATTTCTTCTGCTTTTCTATTACCATAGAAAGCATCTACACTATATTCTGCTCTTTCAATAGTATGTTTGAGGTCTTTATTACCTTTAATATTCTCTTGATTTCTAATAACATCTAAGCCATTAAGGATAGCATCTTCAACTTCAGTTTTAACCTTAACTGCTGCTCCCATTTCTACATATTTCTTAAATATAGTAGGAATATCATCTAATCTATCCTCTTGTGAAAGCTTGTCTCCCATCATACCATTTCTTAATCTTGCAATGGGTTTATTAGTAGCAGGGTCAATAGCATCATTTGTATGGTCAACAGCATCTTTATAAAGAGTATCTTGAGCTTCTTTTTTTAATCTACCAAATACTCCATCTACATCAAATAAGTTTTTCATAAGAGGTCTTGCAAGTTCAGGTAAATCCGACTTCTTCATAGATTTACCCATATCAAGATAAGGATCATATTTCTCTCTAAGTGAAAAAAGATATTTATAATATTCTTGTAATTTTGGATTACTCTCAAGTGCATTATATTTAGATTCTACCCATTCATCATTTACTTTCTCTGGGATAAGATACTTTTGCCCCCCTTTTTTCCATAAGGCTTTTGTATTAGCTTCCCCATTCCTAATGTCATTTTCAGTAGAATATCTTATAAATGGACTATTTTCATGTTCCCATTCTTTTAATCTATCTGTTTTAGCTTTTAAGTAAACAGCTTCATTTTCAGATTTAGTTTCTCCAAATTCAATATCTAAAGTATTATCAAGATGTTTAATATAATTAGTTCTATCTTCTTCATACTTATCTAATAATTCTTTCTGTCTTGCATGAGAATCTTCACTAAATCTATCATCAGTTTCTCCATTTTTAACCTTATTAATATCTATCCTATATTTATTATTTAGTCTAAATAGACTCAATTCCCCTATTTTAGATTTATCTCCTTTATTAATTTCATCTTGAATTTCTTTTTCTTTAATATAATATTCAAGTCCAGTTCTTGTAATAAGTTCTTTCTTATTATCTAAGCCAGTTCTTGTAATCCTATCATGAAAATCTTTACCTAATGATTTAGTAAGGTCTTTATTATATTCTTCTAATTTCTTTTTAATATCATGACTTTCATTTTCTCCATCTTGTGTAGATTCAGATATATATCTTTGTACAAGTCTTTCATTTGCATTATGGGATAAACTACTATTTACAAATCTTGAACCTGCCCATCCAGTATCCTTATCTGCATTAAACATATCTTCTTTATAGATATTACCAAAGGTATTATTACCTTCTTTAAGGGCAACTATTCTTTGAGCACTTAATAATCTTTTTTCTGCATCTGAAAACTTAACTAAGAATTTACCAACAGCTTCTGATTCAGGATTATCTTCACTATGGTCAAAACTCTTTAATAGTGAATCATATCCCCCCATATAAATCTTAGCTATTTTAAGATTATGAGAAGTAGGATTACCATTTATTAATTGATTAGCTTTAGTAAGATTATCATTAGACAAGGAGAGAACAGATTGTAAATCCTGTTTAGCTACTAATTTCTTAATTTGAACATTAATATTCTGCAAAGCTTCATCTTTAGCTGTTACTTCATTAGAAGTAATTACTTTTTGATTTTCCCAGGTTCTCTTTTGATTTTCTAATTGCATAAGTACTTTTCTAATACCAGGATCAGTAATAGAATCATATTTATCTTTCTTATTTTCATCTTTAAAAGAAGGACTTTCGGCAGTTAGATTTACATCTTCTAACTTTTTATTAAGAACTTCTTTTAATTTATTCCAATTCTCTTGAAAATCAGTCTTTCTACCTTCTAAATTATCTTCTACCCAATTTGCAATAGCTATTTTAGCCTTTTCTCCAGGAGTTGCATTTGGATTATCTAATACTGTTTGTTTATATTGTTCAGTTTTATTAATCTTACCATATAAATTACTGATAATAGGATTTTTATCCCCTAATAGTTCTATAACTTTATTACCAGAACCCCTATCTACTTCTGATGGATTAGAAAGAGCATATTTAATTTGAGATAGTCCAGTATCTATTTTTTCAGGTTCTACTATATTTTGTTTTTCTTTTTCCCCATCTAAAGAAGTAAGTTTTAATACATTAGATACTAATTCTGATAAAGCAGAGCCTTCTTTAAGATTAGGAAATACAATAGTTTTAATAAGGTCAACTATTCTTTGAAGAATAGATTTACCACCATATTCTAAATTATTAAGCTCTCTTTGTAATCTTGGATCAGATAAACCATAAGATATAAGTTCTCCTATACCATATTGCTTATTATCAGAACCTTTATCATGAGCATTATTAAATATATGGTCTAATAGAGCCTTAGTATTATCCTCTCCACCTACTTCAGTACCTCTATGTAACTGTATTTTATCTTGATTCTTATCTACAAATTCATATAATTTCTCTAATGATTTAATCGCAGTTACTTTTTTAATATCTGTAATTTTACCATCATAATAATCATGTAAATCTTTTAGAGTTAATCCATGTAAAGCTTCATGGAAGATGGTTTCTTGTTGCCTACCTTCATTTTCTTCTTCTAAAGGATTAAATTTAAGTGTAGTATCTCCACTTTCCTGACCTACATGAGCACTACCTTTAACTTTGAGTGTAGTAAATTCATTTTTCATATCTCCTATTTTTGGTAAAATAAGAGAAGCTAATTCTTTATAAGCAGGAGTAGCAGGGTCTTCTATAATAGCCCTAAGTGTATCTTCTGTTTTACCTCCATCTAAATGATATTTTTGACCTAATTGATAAGCAGTAGGTAATTCTTTAAAATTAGTAGGTTGTTTTTCAGGAATATCTGCTCCAGGTAAAGTATTATTTTCTACTTTTTGATAGCTATCTATATTATTCTCTTTATATAAAGAATGATTTACATCTTTATCAAAACTATATTCATACATATTACCAGTGCCAAGAGTATTTATCTTTTGATATACACCATCTTCTCTATCTTCATATAATCTATATTTATTAGATGTTTTAGAATATCTTGAAAGATACTTAGGTGCTTGCCATACATCATTAACTTTATCCCTTCTAAAAGATACCATATCATTAGAATCCAAATTCTTTAATTTAAAAGAATCTATATCCCCATCTTTACCTTTAACATCAGTAATTTGAGTAACATCTTGTTTAACCCTCGTTGCTTGAGTAGGATTATGTTGAAATACTTGTCTTTGTACTCTATTAAAAGCTAAAGAATCATTGAAATCTATTTTACCTTTTTCAGAAATAAGATTTTCTTTAGCCCAATCAATAGGAATATATTTAACAAAAGAACTTCTTGATTGTACTCCACCATTAAGATAGGAATAAGTAATTAAATCTTTTGCTATTTCTCTAACTTCAGGGTCTTTAGAATGAATAGCATTATACCATTTTAAACTATTATCAAATGAAGTATTATCATCCTCTGCTTTTGCAGCATCATAATTAATTTCATCAGGATTACCATAAGATTTAGATAATTTAATACCAGAAGCTAATCTATCTAACCAAGGATCTTTAGTTCTTGCTTCCATAACTCTGATGGCAAGGGATTTATTAGAATAAATTTTATTACCGTTTTCATCAAGAGTATATTCACTTACATTTAATCTTTTTCTATCCCCCTCTATATCATTAGATATAAAACCTTCTTTAGTAAAAGAAGAAGCCTTCATATTAGTGTGCATGAGGTCATACACTTTAGAAGTAAGAAAGTTAGATTTACCCACTTCTTTTAGAAAACTATTTTCAAATCCCTCATAGGATTTAGTATAATAAGGAAATAATGTGCCTAATGTTTCTGCTGCATCTAATCCTGTTTTAATAATATTACCCTCTCTTGTCCTCTGCCCATCTTTAGCAAAAAATTCATTTCCACCATTAATATGAGGAAGGCCATCTTGAAGAATACTACTTATTTTTTCATTAGCTAATTTAACATCAGATATAGATTTACCTAACCCTTGTGAAGCAGGAGTCATAGCAGACTTTAAAGTTGTCATATCTCCAGCTATTTTATCATAAGCAATAAAGTTATAAAGTGCTTGATTTTGTACTTTAGTATCCCCATTAGTGAGAGAATCATTCATCTCCTGCCTTGAAAGAGCTTTTACTTCAGTAACTCCTCTACTTTTTAAATCAGCTAAAGTTTTATCTGTAAGCTGTCTTTTAGTAAGTTTATCTTCAAAAGATAATGTAGGATCATTAAGAGATTCTAATTTAGATATATAATTTTCAATAGAAGGTTGTCTTAGAAAAGGTACAGTAAAAGTTTCATCAAATCCTGTTTTATTAAGTAATTCATTAACTCCAAAAGTAAAAGTATTAATACCAGCTTTTGCAAGTATTTGAGCTTTAGCTTGGTCAACTGCTGATTGAAGTATTTCCCCTATATAAGAGGATATTGGTTTTCCATTAAACCCTTGTGTTTTATTAAGAATATATGCACCTTTTCTAATTTCACTATTATCATGATATATAGAACCATTATCTTGTTTAAATAAGACTGCATCATCATGGGTATTACCATTTTTATCTTCTAATCCTTGTGCAATATGTAGAGAAGTTTCTTGAGATAAAGTATGATTTCTAAGTGAAGAAGCTGCCATTGCAGTAATATCTTTACCTGCTTTATTATCTTTAAATACTTTATCTGTAGTACCCCAATAGAGAATGGAACCCTGTTTAGTATCTTTATTAATAAGGGCATCTATTCTATCAGATTCTGTTTTAAGATTACTAAAATCAGCAGGAGACATAGTTTTATTAAGTAACTCTTCAGAACCTGCTATTTTATGATTAATATCTATAATCTTATTTTGTTTAGATTCTACTGTATCCTGATTAGAGTCTACTTTTGATAATTTACCATCTTCTTCTAAATCATAATTATAAGTAAGATTATAAAGTTTATCAATATCAAAGTCAGACCCCATCTGTTTAACAATTTCATGGGGTACTAAAGCCATATCCTGATGACGTGGATCTAAATATCTAACTACTTTAAATCTCATTGTAGAATTATGTGGAAGGTGTGGTATCCTCATTCCTATATGAAAATGAAGTTCATCATCCATCATACCTTCTTTTGGAGTACCATCTTTATTTATATACTTAGTATAATCAAGTAAATTACCTTCTTTATCTTTAAATCTCCAAGGAAGTGCTATTTCAGAATATCTTGAATTATCTTTAGGGTCTATTAATTGATAACCTAATCTTTTATATCCTACGGAAGAAGTCTGAATATATGAATGTCCTGGAAGTTGAATATCCATCAAATTATTACTTATAAGGGAAGTAATCATAGGTTCAATCTTCTCTGCTTTAGTAGAATATGCCATATCAATAGCAAATTTACCAGTTGCAGAATTAATTTTAAGTGCAGCAAGTTCATTAGGATTCCAGCCTAATGATTCTCCTTGTTTAATAAGATAGTTGCTTAGTTTAGTAAGATCTTTTAACTGACCATCTTTTACACCCCATTCTTCATTAAGTTTAGTATGGGCATTATTAATTAACCATGAGTGAGCTTCATTATAAGGAGTTCTTAATTCTCCAATAGTAGTATCCCCAATTTTAAAATCATCTGATAAATCAGCAAATAAGTTTACCCTTTCTTGTGTAGGTTGAGCAATAGTATTATCATCATGATGAGGCATATCTTGCTGAATACCCCATCCCTCTCTTGGGATAGTTACACTATTATTAGCAATTAAATCTTCTAAATTATCTACTATATTACCATCTTCATCCCATATAGAAATAGGAGATTGCATGCCTAATTTAGCACCAGATTCATAAATAGCAGAAGCTATATCATACTTCTCCATCATCTTTCTCAAAGCATCCATTGAATGACCTTCTGTAATATCTTGTGATAATACTGCTTGTGAAGTCTTGTTATAGATAGCTTTATTAATACCATTATCAATATCAGAAGAAGTATCAACTGGCTTATTAGGTTGTAAATGTATATCTTCTTCTGGGCTAAGTTCTATGTGATGACTACCATCTTCTACTGACTTATCTATCTTTGATATAATAGAGTTATAAATAGAAGGTTCTATTTTACCCATTTTATATTGCCCATATAAATATTCTTTTCTTGTAGAAAGTTCTTGAGCATCAGTAGCATTAATAGCATTCTTTTCTTTATATTGATCAAGGGTTTCATTAAGAACTTTACCATCTAAATCATCTGATATAAATTTAGGATAGAAATCTTTAAGATAAATAACTTTTCTTGTTTCTCCTTTACCAAAGTTAGGTACTTCTCTTGGTGCTATTTGCATAGCTGCTCTTTTATGAAAATTATCAAGGGTTTCTTGAATAGACTTTTTACCAAATTGAGCAGGATCATTAAATAAGGTAGCTAATAAATTAGCTTTATTTATAGCATCATTTACTAAGAAATCAACTGCTGAATGTTTAATAACATCTTGTAATTTATCAGCTATATTTGTAGATGCGCTATTTTTAATAACATCTTGTTTATATGATTTATCCCCAAGTATATCTTCTATCCCAGATTTATTATTAGATATAATGCCAGATTTCCTCCAATCTTCAATAGTCTGTTTAACCATTCCATCAAGTTCAGTTCTGATTATATCTTTTACATGATTCATAATATCATGTGCAAATGGTACTTGTGTCTCCTGTTTACCACTTATTTTATCAAATGCTTCAGGACTAACTTTAAATACTTCAGGATTTATTTTACCATTCTTTAAATATAATCCTATATCTCCAGGTTTTTCACTGATAGAATCATTCATTGAAGGGAATAAGAAGAATTTTAATCCTGCTTTTGCCCCAGTGTGATAGTTTTGTAGATATTGTTTTTTAGTAAAAGTTTTATCTTCTTCTTTAGTAGTAGTATCCTCTGCTTGTTCTATTTGTTTAGCTGTTTGCCTAACCCTATACATTTCTCCAGCAACAGCATTATAGAAATTATCTATAACATGTTCAGGGAAATTATATTTACCATCCTGAAAGTTCCAACCATCTATATTAACTTTAGCGTCATTAATACTTTGAGTCATAGATTTATCAGATAAAGTATATCCAGTAAATTTACCATAATTAGTACCTTGATTCTGAAATAAAACTAATTGTGTAAGTTGTCTTACTTTATCATTCATATCACCTTTAGTAATAGGATCTTCTTTAGACCCCCACATATCAGTAGTATCAAATAATTTAATGACAAAGTTTTTAGCTCTTTCAGTATCCCTTACAAATGATTTAATAAGAGGATTGTTAGTAGCAAAAGCTGTTTGTTCAAGTTCTGCTGCCCTACCAGTAGATTGTAAATTATTAAGAGTATCACTTTGATAAGTAGTCTTATTTATTAAGAATACACTATTCCCTTCTCCATTTCTATAAGAAGCCCCCCAATTGTCACTTTCTTCTTTAGCTGCTGCTCTTGCAAGCATATTTAAAGATGAAGTTTCAGTAGAAAAAGGATTATTCTTATCAAATAAATCATCTGTATTCTTTTCATCACTCTTTAATCCAGCAAGTCTTTGAAAAATATAAATAAGTTTACCACTAAATATTTCTTTATCTGTTAAAGGTCTTTTAGTATCATCATTAGGATTATATTTAATATTCTCCTTATCTCCACTTACATTTCTAAGCATTTTGGGGGTAACATCTATGCCTACTTCATTAAAATGTTTGGCAATATCTGCCATTTGTTCATCTGAATAATACCCATTTGGGGTAGCAGAATTAACTAATTTAGTATAACTATTAAGCAATTCTTTAGCTTTATCAGTATTTATTTGATAACCCCCTCTATTTTCTCCTGTTTCAGAAGATTTTATATATTCACTACCTAATAATTGATTTTTCCATCTTTCACTAATCCTATTAGTAAGACCACTTTTGCTTGCATTTTGTATGTAAGCTGCCATTTCCCCCTTCTTATTATCTAAAAGTACAGAATCATAATCAGATAATTTCTTTCTAAAGTTAGTGTTAAACTCATTTATAAGTTGAATATCTGCTTTTTGAATATCCCCACCACCTGTTAATTTGTCATATAATGCTTTTAAGTTAGGATTTTTAGCTGCCAATTCTTGTAATTTGCCTAATATATTATAAGAAGGTGTATCTACAAGGTGCATAAGTACCCTATTATAGAGTGCTGTATAATCCTGAAACTTTTGAGTACCTAAAATAGATTCTACAGGTTTACCTTCTTTATCCATTTCTGGTATAAAGTACATAAACTTTCTCATATTAGCAGAAGCACTATCTTTAGGATTAATCTTTAAAGATGCCCCATCGCTATAATTAATTCCGGCAACTCTTTCTTCTTCAGATAGGGTTTCTCCTTTAATAGAAGTTTTAAAATTATTAAGATTTTGTTCTATTAAACTTTTAAACCCTATAAAACCATCTTCTTTTGCATCCCAATGAGCAAGGGCAAGAGTTATAAAAGGTTTAGCAGAATCATTGGTAGTTTTAGAATTTAAACTATTTAAAAATATATCATATACATTATCAAAGGCATCTGCTACACTTTCTCCTTTATTATTAACCTGATCTAAGAAATGATAAGTAAGTTCATCTACTATCTGGCTTTGTTGGGATAGGGATACATTTTCTAACTTATAATCTTTTATATTTAAAGAAGGTACTGGGCTTTCAGCAGACAGAGTCTTATTAAGGGTAGTAATTACTTCATTGGTTTTACCCCTCTTTGGAGTAAATTGATGAGTAGTTTCTTCTACCTTAGTTGGTTCTACCCCTGCTACATGAGTAGTTATAGGTTCTTCAATAGGTTTAATTTCAGATGGTAATATATCAGTATCAAAAGTAACAGTAGGTTGTACAAAGTAAGACCTACTACCATCTTTTTGTATAATAGGAGATAGATCTGTACTAAGTATATTATTCTTTAATAAGAAATCCATATAATTAGGATAATTCTTAACTATATGTGAACCATTTTCATCTACTTGAGAATGGTTATATTCATCCTTAGAATCAATAAGATCAGCTTTTACAGTATGGGTTTTACTATCAAGTACAGTAGTTATAGAAGTATTATGTTGGTCTAAATTATATTTAGATTCATCATAAGATTCTCCTTCTACAAACTTACCAGAAGTACCATAATTAATAATAAGTTTATCATTAACCAATGATATATTAAATGTTTGACTATTAAGTTTTAGGTTCTTAAAGTCATCACTTACATAAGTAAATTGTTTAATAAAATCTTGTAGCCCTTTTAAAGAACCTACATTATAACCATTAATAATAGTATTACCCTGATGCTTTAAGTATGTATTAATAGCTCCAAGAATTAAACTTTTATCATTATTAGATATTTTTGCAATATCTAAAATATGCCCAAAATTAACATCTTGTACAGGAGTTTTAGTAACCATAACTACAGTACCAGCTATTGCTTGGTTAGTTATAGTTTTATCACTGCCTTGCAGTAACCCATTTGCTTTTACAATAGCTAATTCCCCATCTTCAAATCTATTAAGATTATTTTTACCAAATGCTTCAGTAGGGGTATTAGTAGTACCTTCTTCTAATATATTCCTATAACCAATACTTTTATCATTTATAACTGATTTAAGCGTTTTACCTGGATTTTTTATTAACCAATCCCTTATTAAAGCATGTTCTTTAAATATACTTTCATTTCTATCTTTTAATTCATCACTTGTTCCAAGATTTTTATTTAGCCAATCTTTTGTATGGAGATATAAATCAGGTTTCCCCTCTTGTGTTATTTTAATAGGTACATTATATATATCTTCTTTATTGGCTTCATAATCTTCATGTTTAGTATCTAATGATAATTCTATTTCAGAACCCATTTCATAAGAACCAGGAGCAGACATTTGAATATATTTTTGTTCTATTTTAGGAGTTCCATCTTCATTAAAACTTCTTACTATTGTGTAATGTTCATTTCCTTTAGTATCTATAATAGTATCAACATGAAAATCTGCACTATGAAATGCCGCTTGTGCTCCTACATTAACTTGTTTACCTTCTTCATCAGTAAGAGGTTTACCAGTTATAGGATTAGTTATTTGACTTTTTTCTCCAACAGTAACATTTTTATTAGTTACTTTTTCTTCCTCAATATTAGGATTTTTAACATCCCCTTTAATTATTTTATCTTCTGATACAGGGGATTTTATAAATCCACTATCTCCAAGAAATCCTTCTGGATTACCTACCTGATTATCAGCTTCTGTAATTCCCTCTTCACTTGTTGGAGTTCCTTTTCCAATTGTTCCTTCAGTTTCATTAACTCCTGTATTTTTTGTATCATCTTCTATTTCTGATTGTTTATTTGTTTTTTTAGTATTATCTTTTCTATCTAATTCTTCTACTCTATCTGTAATTACTTTTTTAACCTCTGGCTTTTCATCAGAAATTTCATTTGACAAATCTACTAATTTAGTTTTATTAGTTTCATTTTTAACTTCTTTTTTTAAATCTTTAACTCCTTGCTTATTCTTTTCAACAATTGCTTGTTTAGTATCTTCAATATTTTTTTTAATAGTTTCAGGATCAGTTGCATCTCTAAACTTATCTCTTGAAATCTTTAATGAGTTTTCAAGTTCTGCCTTTAGGCCAGCTTTTTGTTTGGTAAAATGTTCAGCTAATGGGTCATCTACTTTAAATGTTCCATCAGTATTCTTTTCTAAATCAGGATTCTTAGTTTCAATATCAGAAACAGATTGTGTTTTACTATCTATAAGTTCTTGAGTAGATTTTATTTGTTTTTCTAAAGAGTTTTTTATATTAAAATTAAGAGGATGGTTAGAATGACTATTATCAAACTTATCTTGTAATTCAGTTAATGTTTTATTAAGTTCTTCAATTCCACCTAAGTGTACATTTGCTTTAATGGCATCAGGATTACCACCACTATATTTAAGTATATCCGTATTAACTTCAGAGAGTTTATCTCTTAATATCTTTTGCCTAAGAGCTTCTGTAAGGGCAATATCATTATTAGGGAAAGCAGTTTTAACAGTATTATAAACAGCTTCTAAGTCTTTAGCTTTCTGTTTATATTCATCTGCTATTTCTTGTGGAGACATAGGATCTCCTGTTTGCTGATTTGTTTTAAAATCAGTAATACCTGCTTGTAAAAATTCATCTGGTTTCTTTTGCCCTTCTAAAGTAAGCTTATCTTGTAGAGACCTACCTAATCCAGCATCAAAATGAGCTTTTGCAAAATCAGCAAATTGTAATTTAGAATATATATCATAAGCATCATAATCTGGAGAAGATACTAATTCTCCAGTTTCAGGATGTACACTTTTTTGATTTAATGCTTCATTCTTTAGATTCTCCCACATATAATGGGTAGTAGCATCTTTTAATACTTTCTTACCTTGTTCATCTGTAACAGTAGTACCATCTTCATTTTTCTTATATATGTCTTCTCCAAAGAATTTCCCTACTTTATCTTTATAAGTATCTATTATTGCTTGATGATCAGTAGGTTCTTCATGTTCAAATGCTGCAAAAGGTAATCCTAATAAAAAACCTTGCAGCATTGTACTTGCATATTTAGGGTCTGAAAAATGTGAAAGAAGTTGTTGAAATACTTGAGCAGTAGCACCAAGGACATCAGTTCTTTCTTCTGACCTTTCTTCAGATACATCATTAATAGCTTGTTGTACACCCATTTTAGGGACTTGTACAAGAGCATTTTTAAATAATTTACCTGTTTTAAGTGCCCCCTGTTCAAACTTATTTACACTTTGATTAGCTACATCTTCTTCTACATCTGAACCAAGTTTTCCTTCAAGTTCAGATAATATTTGACTACTTAATTTAGGACTTTTAAATAGAGAGCCATATTGAAATTCTGCTAATGGCAGCATAGCCATATTAAGTACAAAAGACTCTTTACCCGCAGCTAATGCTTTTTCTTGTATTTGGTCATTAGATAACTTTTGTTCATCTGGTAAACTATCATTTTTTTGTTTAAGTTGTTGTAGAACATCTATATATTCCCCTCTACCCATAAAACCAGCCATTGTATAAGCATTTATAGTAGAGGCTACATGTTTAGGTAATTGATTTAAGAATTGGGCTACACCTCTTGTAACAGGGTTTACACTTTCAGCAGAACCTTCAACAGATGATTTTAAAAGGGTAGAACCTAAATCAGAAATAGCAGATTTAGCTACCCCTGTTGACCAAACATTTACTCCTCCAGTTTCAGCGGCTTCACTTAATCCTTCTATAGCTTTTGTACCTTGTAAAGCTTTACTGCCTAAGCCTACCATACCTAATTTAGATACTAAAGCACCTGCCCCTAAACCTGTTAGCCAAGCAGAACCTATAAAAGAACCACCTTCCCCAAGTAAATCCCCAAATATAAATTTATTAGATATAAGATTATCTAAAGACATAGAGGATTCTTGTTGAGTAGTAGTAGTTTGATAAATAGGAGTAGCATTTTCAGTTGCCTTATTTATACTTTCCCCCCATTGAACTAATGGATTATCAATTACCTTACTAAAATCCATAGTAAGTAATCCTGGAATAGCTCCTGCAATATACCCAGCAGATTGTACTAAATTACCTGCCGTTTTACCTAATGCTCTCCCAAGACCATTTAGAGCTGCTTCTGGTGTAGTTTGATTATTAGCTCTTGCATCATTTAAACCAGAGTTTACAAATACTCCACCAGGAAGTTTTTTAGAATAATCATTTACATCTAAATTATAAACACCTTGTTTATCAGAAACATTTGGACTTTGATTAAATAAGTCAGTTGACTTTAACAAACTTGTTAATGGTGTACCATTAGAAGTATCAGTATTTTCAGGATTTGGTTTTTCAGGATCAGTAGTTACAGGAGTTGTATCTACTGGTTTCAATAGTGAATTTATATCTGCCATTTTTATTGATTTGTGGTTAAGTACAGTTTATTTCTTACATCTGTTTGACTTAATCCATTATAAGGTACATATTTTCCATCTGAATCTTTATAAGTAACTGGTTTTCCATCACTGCCATAAAGAGTATATACTTCTTGAGTTTTTCCAGTAGGATTTTTAATCTTTGACTTATTCATATAAAATCCTTCTCCAGACATTCCATTAATATTTAGATCAAATTTTCTACTATCCCCATAGCCACCTTGACCCTGATAATCATCTTCTAATTTATCATTAATGACATTACCAAAAGCAGCATGGGAACTCATATTTAACCCTCTTTGATAATTTGCTCTTTGAGAAACATCATCTTGCTTATAATATTTTTTCATTAAATAATTACCTACTGTTGCTTCATCTTCTGTATTCTTAGGATAAATAGGTACAGTGGCTACTGTTCTTTCATTCTTATCTTTTATAGTAAGTTGATGGGCATAGATACCATCAATAGGTTGATCTAATGCGGATACATGTAATGTACCACCTTCTTTTGGCATTTTATCATTAACAAATTGGTCTAATTGAGTACCATCAGGAAGTATATAATTAGTAGAATTTTCAGTTACCCTTTTAGTAAGTGGTTCATTTACATCTTTATCAAAAGTAGTTCCTGTTAATACATTTGCAGTATATGCTTTTGGATTACTATTTTGTACTTCCATACCACCCTTAGATAAATAATCTTTTGTCTGTTGAACAGTTTGATTATAAAATCCAAGTAAATTAGGATTACTTTTAAATCTATCTGTCCAATTATATCCTTTATTTACAGCAGCTTCAAATTCTCCATATGTAGGTTGATTAGGATTATTACCAAAATCTCCATTTTTACTAAGAGTAAGCATAGTTTGATATGCTTTTTGTAAAGCATTTTTACCATCTGAACTGTTTGCATATTGATTGGCTGCATTTTTTAATGTAGAATTTTGAATATCTACAATATTTTGAAGTTCTTGTCTTCTTTGTCTATCTTGGGGATTACCAGATTGTCCATTATTAGTAAGAGTATTAAGATTTTTAAGCTCTTCCTGATTAGCTTTTACTCCTGCTTGAATTTGATCTCCTGTTTGAATAGAACCAGCAGTAGCTGCATTTTCATTAGGAAATATTAGATCTGGATTATCTTTTTTATCTTGTTTATTTTTTTGTGCTTCTTCCCAAGCAGGATCAAATCTCCAACTTCTTTCTACATTAGTAAATCCATATTTATTGGATGCAAAATTAGCACCTTCATTCATTCTTCTTTGTGGGTCTAAATAATTAATAAATTGATTATCTGAAAGATTTGGATGTTTAGCTCTTAATTCATTTGCATAATCTTCTGGTTTTTCTTTACCTGAAAGACCATTAGTAGCAATATATGATTCTAAATTAGGATATTTAGAACCTGGATTATTTAATCTTGTATCTTGATTAAGGTATGAGTTTACTTCAGGGTCAGCATTTAATGCTTTTAAAGCGGCATCTCTAATTTCAGAAGGGCTTGCAGATTCTACTGTTTTTTGAGTATATACTTGTGCCCCACTTGGAAGAGTACTTAATACTGGAATACTTTGATTTTTATCTGATTTCCAACCTTCAATTAATTTAGCTGCTTTCTCATCAATATTAACTTCTTTTGTTGGAAGAATACCACTATATCTATTATATACACCATTAGCACCACCATCCCCAATACCTTGATAATTATGTTCTGCTTCTGCTTTTAATTTACTTCCTGTTTCTGGACTAATGTTTCCCTTAGTAACTGCATCATCAACTTCTTTATAATAAGCACTTGTAGAGGCTACATTACCTTGCATAGCTGCAAGTCTACCCATAGTCATATCTTTATGTATTCTATTGGTAATCATTGATACTTGTGGGCCTATCTTCTCATATGCTCCATTATTATCTTTAACTGTTTGTGCTAATTGGTCAGTATATCCACCTAAAATTTTATTTCTTTCAGGTATATCCTGATCTTTTGCATCTACATGTAATAGATTATCTTCATCATATAATGCCTTATTGGCACTATATTTATCATCTAATGTTTTACCTAATACAGCAAGTTCATCAATAGGGGCAGGTATATAATTACTTTTATATTGGTTATATGTAAAATCATCAAAATTTATAGGTTGCTCCATATTAATTCAAATTTTGCGTTTGGTTAGGGTAAGCAATTTTCATTTTAGCTTTTAAAGCTGCTGATAAAGTAGGCCAAGATTTTTCAAGTCCTGTCCTATCTAATTCTCCTTCATTGTTAAATATACCAGCTACAATTAATGCTTTTTTACTATCGGCATCTATTAAATCTTGGTCATGATTTTGATTATAATATTTAGTAGCAGCGTCATCAACATTATTAGAAAGTGATTTGTTAATAGACATTAATCTTGCTGTTTTTAAATAATTATAATCATTAGTAGTTTTATTATTACCTTGGTCTATCCCACTATTTTCAAGTACTTGTTGGTTATCTATACCATTTTTATAATTAGCAGCATTTGCATATACTTTATTCTTTTCATCTTGTGATTTAGAATATAAATCTCCAGCAGTTGCCCTATATACACTTCCTGAATTAGTTCTACCAGCAATAGCATTAAGAGTACCTCTTGCACTATTGTTAATATCATCTAATTGAGGTTGTATTTCTAATCTATTATTAAGAGCAATATGATTATTTAATACTGGATTTGCGTATTTAGGAGTATTTGCAGTTAGTATAGCATTTGTGATATTAGAAGCATAAGGAATTAATTTCTTAGCATCAAATCCATTATTAGTAGTATTTGGATTAGAAATTCCTACTGGGCCTACCATAGCAGGAGTTAATCCAGCTAAAGAGGGATTTTGATTTCCAAGAGGATTAGTATCTACAGGTCTTACAGGAGACCAACTATTATATCTATTCTGTGTATCAATTGGATTAACTTCTGGATATATATTACCATTAGTTATATTATTTGCATATATAGAGGGAGTATCAGCATTAATAGGTTGACCAGTTCTTGTATCTAAAGTATTACTATTAGTACTAATTGTTTGAGCAGGGCCAACATACCCATTCATTGATAAATCTGTTAAATCTGGTTGGCTGTTAGGTAATACTGGAGACCAAGTAGTTCCACCATCATCAAATTTACCTACATACCCACCTTCAGCAAATTTTCTATTTGCAAATTGTTGTCTTTTATTCTGATCAGATTTAAGATTAGATTCTATCTCTTTTCTTTTAATAAGGTCAGCACCTATATATTTACTTCTCATATGGGCAGGTATAATAGTATTACCTTTTTGAGCAATAGTATTACCTTGTGGGTTCATAGAACCATCATTAGGATGTTTAGGTTTATTACTAAAATCAGTTATCATTCTACCACCTTTAGTTTCAAGTTCATTCTTTTCTACATTAATAGTAGTATTTGGGGATACTTGCCCCCCATTAGCAAATTTATTGCCATATGCAGGAGGAGGAAGATTTTGAAGAGTATTTTGAGGTTGCATAGCTTTTAATTTCTCTTGCTGAACATCATAATCATTTTTACCTTTAAAAAAGCCACCTATACCACCTACAAGAGCACCACCAATAGCACCTATGGGGACAGATAATCCAGCAGTTAATGGAGCAAGTGCTAATCCAGCAGTAACCCCTGTAGCAGCACCTGAAAGTGCTCCAGTAGCTGCATCTGCTCCTTCTATACTACCACCATCATCAAATTTATAAACCTTACCTCCTTGAGCAAATAAAGGGTTAGTTTGAGGTAATCTATATGCCATAGCTGCTTGAGGAGACATTACACCAGCTTTTTTTAATCTATTAGCTCCTTGTTCAGCTATTACATTCATAGAATTACCTATTTGAATAGGGGTATTAGGAAGATAAGGTTTAGATAGAGAAATATTAGACATTGGTTGTACATTACCACCATCTGCCCTAATCATATTTTCTTCAGGGTTAGGGAAAGTTATAGATGGCCCATTTAATCTATTATTTTCATACCAAGGAGCTTGTTTACCAAAAGATCCTGGATTAGAAGACATTGGTATAGGAGTACTTGCATTATAGTCAGGAGTATATTTAACAAAATTATCACCATCCCAATGACCTTTTGGTAAATCCTTAACCATATTTGCATATTGGCTTTCGTTACTAAAAGTTTCATGGTTAGGCTTCTTAAAAGTATCTGGAAAATGTCCATTTCCACCATCCCTATTAATACCTGCTAAGAAAGCACCTTTATAATCATAATCATAACCATTACCCTCTTTATCAAAATCACTAACTCCATTTTTATTTAACCAATTCTGATAAGTATCATGATATTTTTCGTCTAATGGGGTATCAAATGTTTGAGTAGGAAGGTTTTTTAAATCTTTTAATGATGTAATAACACCACCATCTGCAAATAGTCTTTGTTTCTTAGGTTTACCAGCAGCAAAAGGTTGATTACCAAAGAAGTTCTGGTCTACTACTCCACCAGCATCATATTTTTTTAGTTTTTTTAGTTTCATAAGATTATCTTAATACCTTTCTAAATATATGGGTAATATCATACAAAGATAGTTTAAAATTGTTAGTATTATTAAATATAAAGCGAGTTACTATATAATTATCTGTAAATCTTTTCTTTAGATTATAGTTTTTAGAAGAACTCACGTTAATAGGATTTTTATTAGAATCAAAGAAAGGAAGAGCATAATTAACTACTAAATCTCTAAACTTATTAATATTCCAAATCCCCCTTACATAAGAAGAAGTACCTCTATTTGTAATAGGTACTAATCCAGAAGATTGATAACTGTTATAAATAATTACATCATCAAAAGTAGCTATTTGTAAAACACCATTGTTATCTATGCACTTAGTATCTAATAGAATAGATTGAGTTTGTTTATGTCCTTGTGTAGAATCAGTAAGAAGTGCATTTTCCACATATGGGGAACCCCCAGACTTATTATTCATTTGACCATAATTACCCATTCTATTAAGGGTAGCTTCTACTATAAAAGGGTAAACAGTACCAAAACTACCATATGGAGCACTATGGTGGAGTACTACATGATTAGCATTTCCAGGAGTTACATAAGGTACAGAATAAAAATTGAGTGAATTATACATAAACATAGGACTATAATCATGAAAAGATGTCCATGATTTAGTATCTAATGAATATGAAAGGGTAAAACTATTATTTACAAAATAAGAAGTATTATCTAATGAAAGTAGATTAGCATAGATAGTAACTAACCCTAAAAATGGATCCATGTAAGTAGTAGACCATGAATCTGGGCCTTGAGTACCTTCAGTTTCTGACCATACATAGAAATAACCATTTGTATAATAAAATTGATTAGGGGAAGGATTAGTAGAAGAGTTATATAATCCAGGATTTACAAGTGTGTAATCTTTCTTATAAACAAGTATTCTTCTATATTTAGCATCATAAGCACATGAATAACCTATACCATTAGGAACCCACCCATTTTCAGGAATTAATTTAGCAAGTGAATCTAAACCATTTATTTGCTGGGCAATAGAAAAATAAGCGTTATTTAGAAAGAAAGATCTCATACCAACTTCTGATATTCTTTCATCTTCTCCAGTAAATAAAAAAGCTTCACATCTACGAGTATCTATTGAAAAATAACCTTTTGGTGTTAATATATTAGCATATGCAGTAGGTAATCCTAAATAACCATCTTCAGATGATTTAAGTTCAATGGGAGTTTGTTCTAAGAAAGCCCCTGTACCTACATTAACAGTACCTTCAGTAGTACCAAACTTTAATTCATCTGTTGATATTACATAAAGCGTATTTTCAAGATGTATATAAACCCTATTATGATCTACCCATATATCTTTAATATTACCTTTCTCTCTTGGCATATCCTTATAATTATTTATAAGAAATTGTCTATAAGCATTAAATACATCTTCATCTCCTCTCATAACAGAATAAGCTATTCTATTAAGAAGTTGATTTTCTTCACTTATATTAAGTGGTTTTGGTATATATTGAGTTACTGTATTTTCAGCAGAATAATCTATATTATAAGCATAAAAATTATCTACTGTTACAGGTAATTCTAATATTGTACCACTTGGAGAACCAGAATAAATTCCTGTCTTTGGGTAATATGATTTAGCCATAGAATTATCTACGGGGTTCATATCTGCCCCACCATTTCTAAGAGATACATTAACTGTAGATTCAATAGGTACATAGTTAATAGCTGCAATAAAAGTTTTTGTACCGTTTACAAGACCTGATTCAACAGTAGAAGATGCAAAAGTAGTAGCATCTCCTTGTACACTTCTTCTAAAATAGAAATTTGATATAAAAGTATCTCCTTGACTATTTAAAACAGTATATGAATTAATACCTCCTGAAGTAAGTGCAGCATAAGTAGCGATAGATGCTGGTGTAGGTAAAAATACTGTTGCTCCAGCATACATATAACTAAGCTGGTCTAATGTATTATATTGGGCACTATATTCTTTCTTTAAATTAGTAATATAATAAGCTGCCCAATTTCCAGTATTTACGGTTGAGGTAATAACACCTTGGCCAGAAGCAAATGGGTTTCCTGTAATATCATAAGCATGAGAAGGAACAGCAGTTAATCCAAATTGAGGAGTAGTTGCTGATGCAACGCCATCTCCACTTAATACTTCATCTGGATAATTTAATTGATTATATGGAGTTCCTGCACCAGAAGTATCAATAGACATAAAAGAAGGCCCACCATCATTATTAATAAAAACTCCACTTGGAGAACTTAGTACTTCAACAGAACTATTTGCTTGTATTTGTTTAACTGTATTTATTAATCTCTTTTGTTGAGCATGGCCATTTGATAGGGGATATATATTAATTCCTGTAATTGGCCCAGTAACTTGGGCAAGACCTACTTGAAGTGGCCTATTTACTACACCTGGATCTGTTAAAAAATGAGATGTATTAGCTATTAGCCCACTATATAGATGAACATCTGCATTATTAAATGCTGGATCATTCTGTGTAGCATAAGCAATATACTCATTAGATAAATAATCAGGAATTACTTGAGAAACAGTATTAAATCTATCTTCTGGGCTAAAAAAAGAAAATTGATTTTTAATATCACCAAAATAAGAACCAAGATAAGTATTTACGCATTGTGTTCTACCAGAATAAGGAAAACTATTAATTACATGTCCTCCAGAGGCTCTTTCAGTAAAATTAAATAATGCCCCCTGCATAAGAATACTTTTATTGGAGGAATTTCTTTGAACTCTTACAATAGAGTATCCTGTTATTTTATTAAGTAAAACAGTAGGAAGATTAATATTTGTAATATTTAATCTAAGTATCCTTCCTATTCTTTCAGTAACATTATTAGAACCATCTCTTGTAACCCTATAATGAGGACTTTTAGCAATAGATGGCATTCTATGATGTCTAACAGGAGTACCCGCAAGTGATCCCCATTCTGCTGTATTTGGATATAATTCTGTTGATTGCCAATAAGCAAGTAGATTAGTATTACCTGAAACTTCTGTATCTGCTGTATTATAAGCTTTCCAAGTAGGACATCCAGCACCATAAATAGTATCTGTTACAGTACCATCATCTCTTCCAGGAATTAATGCTCTACCTGGAATATGATAAGCATAACTACTTGTAGCATCATCAAAATGCCAAACAATAGCAAGAGCATATACTTCATCCTTCATATAAGAACGAGAATCATTATTTATGGATTCTCCATCCATTGCTCCTGGATTATTATAAGCACTTTTATAATTAACCGTATCACTATCAAGATTAAATTCTTCAGTATAATAATATACTTTTATTTGATTAGCTATTTGCTGATATTCAATATCTGTAGTTTGAGTTAAGCCACCAAGTATGAGTGTATTATTTAATTGAGATATAGTATTAGCTGTACCATAAGTAGAATAAGTTTGAGTAACTGCACTTACTGTGGTAGGTATTAAAGTAGCAGTATTAGTAACTTGATAGGTCGTATTAAATAAAGAAGAAGATACTGGTATATTAGGTGTTTGATAGTAAGTTTTAACACCGTTTATACTTTGTATAATAATAAGATTATAATAAGCTATATCCCCACCTAAATTAGATATAGCAAAAGTAATAGCTTTCTCAGTAGCCAAACCACTTTCAGCACCATCATAATCATAGTTATCTAATGAATTAAGATTAATATCAGAGGTTGGCTTATTAGTAATAGAAATAGGGTCACACACAAACATATAGTTTGATGGTTGAAAGTCACTATTTAAAACCTGAATAGTTGCTTGGTAAGAACCTGCTTCTAATTGTCCACTACCATCCTGAACAGAATCTAAGGATACTTGAGGCCATACACTTAAATAAAATAAAGATAAATCTTCTTGCGTAATTGTAGAAGCATCAAAATTATCTATATTTAGATATGATGGTGGATTAAAACCATCTGTCCAATAAATTTCTCTTTCATTATAGTCATTTATATAAAATGTACCTCTTATTTGATGAAGTGGAGAGAAGTTTAATAAGTCAGATGAAAAAATGATAGATAAATTACCATAATTATCTACTAACGCTATCTTAGAAGCAGGAGTTACCGTAGAATATCCTATATAGGATAAAAAAAGTATTGTATTTCCATCCCCAAAGTTTATCTTACCTATTGGGGTAAAATCAGCAGGTAAATTGGCAAAATTAGAATAACCTTTCTCATTTGTAAGGTTATAATTGCCTTGTTCATCATAAATTACTGCATTTCTGGCATCACTCCAAAACCCAGGTGGTACAAATCTACTATCTCCATCTACCCACAGTCCTTTATTAAGCATCTATAATTAGAAAATATAACTACAAATATAATGAAAATATAATTATGAGATATAAATATTATTTATTAAAAAAGCCCACCATGAAAATCTATATGTTCTCTTTCTTCAAGACCTTTACCAAAGTTATGGTTAGGATGAGTTAGAGGTACTAATCTTTTCCAGCTATTTATAAAAGCTATCATTTTAGGCTTATCTGGTAAAGATCCTTTAAACATAGCTTTTCTTACATATGAGTCATACATTTCCTTTGCCTCTTTAAAGTTAAGTGCTGGATGTTTATAACCTAACCCTATTAATTTTAATATACAATAATATAAACAAGCTTCATTAAAAAGATACATATCTGGTATCATAAGATAACCATTTTCATCTAATTCATGTGCTTCATATGATATTTGAAAAGTTACACATTCCTCATCTGTTTTAATCCAACCAGGTTCTATAGTAAATCCTTTAGGAGAGTGATTATACATATCATCTTCTGATTGTATATCTCTTTGATTGGTAAAATCACCAGTAGAATAGTTCATTGGCCTATGATGATGCCCTAAGTTATTAATTTTAATACAATTAATAGGGATTTCAACTCTATGATCATGGGAAGTAAATGTTTCTTCTATTGTAATAGTTTGCCCACATATGCCAACATCTTCCATAACTTCTCCAATCCACTCAATAGCAGGAAGTATAAGCCCATCATCAAATTGTTTAAAATCTCTAAATAATTTAGCTATTACTGTATAAGAGGATACTAATTGATAAATCATACTATTTCTTTTTTAACTTTTGGTATTCTAATTATTCTTTTTTGCAATTCAAATCTTTCATTAATCATAGTAACCTTATTAAATATCTCTCTCATTCTTGGCATAGAGCCCTTAGTACCTCTTACCATTCTTAATCTATATAGTTTACCATGTTTGATATTGGTTTTCTTTTTATTCCAATATAATAAAGGAAACCATTTATCAGTATAATAAATAATTATAGGTTTTCCTTCTTCATCTCTTGGTACTTCCCCATTTATCCTTGTTTTATTAGTAGTTGGCCAATCAGGTTTAGGTTTAGCTGGATTTCTTTCTATTCTTTTTATTTGAAGAAAAGTAAGATTGTTCCCCATATAAAACTTTTTACCAGTAAATAGAACCTCATCCATTATTTTATCAGAGAAATCCATACATAGTTTTTTATAGGTATAAAAATCTATAGTAATAGAAGGATTATCCCTTATAAAACTTTTATATGAGTGTTTTAGGGTATAAGTCAATTTTTCTATATTTTAAAATTAGAAATATAATAAGAGATGCTGCTAAAGTATCATAAATACCAAGGCTTTCTACAAACACAGCTTTAATTGTAAATCCATAAATAGTACTACATATAGCCCCAGATAATAGTAATATATAAGACCATAGAGATACTCCAGTAGTATTCTTGGTTTTAAATAACTTATATATCTGTGGTAATGTACACATTATAATAAAAATATTATATAGTAAACCAAATATCATTATCTTTCTTTTATTGTATTAACTGGTAATCCATCATCATCAGTATCAATAGGCATTTCTTTACTCATTTTAAGATCTCCACTAAGAATAGCTTGCCTCATTTGAGTAATCATATCTAAAGGCATGGGAAAAGGAGAATTATCATCAAAATCTGCCCCTCCTATATTTGGAAAATAATTAGCTGCTACTTTAGGGTTTTCAGCCACTACTCTCACTTTTATATCTCTTAACATCTTAGTACCAAAAATATAACCATATCCATTAAGATATAAAGATCTTATAGCTTTTCCTGTATATTTAGAAAAACCAAAATAATTCTGCTCCCCCATTCTAATAGGTTGTATTCTTGTTTTAGAATCTACCCTATAAAATTCTATAATATCTCTTTTCTTACTTCTAATAGGTGCTGGTAATGGATTTACAGTTCTAAGAACATAATCTCCTGTATCTAATCCCACTTCTGATGCTTCTACAAGAACTAATGGTACTGCACCATTTAACCATTGCCATAGAGAATCAGATAAGAATTTATTTTCATCTTCATCTCTTCTAATAAGAGTGGCTCTCCAATCATATATGAGATATTTAACTGTTCTTTTAGAAAGACCATATTGATCAGATAGTTTACCCCCATTAAATATTTGAAGAACTATATCAGTTATTTCAGTAAGAGATTTTAATATACGCATTATTCTACTTTTTCTTTTTCTTTAAATAATTCATTAAACCTACCAGTAATAAGAGGGGCAGCTATCATTTTATGAATGCAATACATAATATCTGCTTTTTCTGTTAAATTTATATCAATTTCATCTATTGCAGTTCTTATTTTAAGAGCAAGTGCAAATCTATCAAGTTGTTGTACTTCTGTTCTATCTTTTTCAGGGGCACTTAATGCCATTACTGCATAGTTTTCAAACATTTCACAATCAGTAACACCATCTAAATCTTTAAGTTTTTGTTTAAAATTAACTTTCATTTTATATTTATTTATAATTTTTACAAAGATACGAAATTATATTATAATTATTGTCTGACCTTCTTCTAAAATTGATTCTAACCCGAAAAACTAAGTTCCTGAATATCCTTGATTTGCGTCCTTCTTCTATTCGTTAGCTACATTATTCCATTGATTTAGTACTGCTGTATTATAGTCAGCCTGAACTGAATCAAAACTTATCCCTTCATTGTTTAAAATCCTTGAAGGAAAATCTTTAACATCACTATAAACTGTGATGTCAGGAACACCGAGGTTACTGCTTGTATTTTGCATATACTTCGCTAATGCGTAGCGGTTTAAATGATTTGCAGTTGAAGCATCTTCTGCAAATATTACAGGTATAGCCTCGGCTATTGCATTGTTAACAAATTCAGCAAAATATCCTGGTAATTGAATTGCCTCTATCATATTCTCCGTCATTTCCATAGTATCGGTTGTTTTTAGGTTTTGGGTTTAGAAAGAATTAACTATAATATAATCGAATGTACTTGTATCTAAGGAGTTGACAGATGTAACTGTAAAGGTTCCTGTTCCTTTTGCACTAATCTGCAATGAACCTACATTGGTAGTAGAACTGGATGTATCTGACAGGAATATCTTTGAAGAAGCTACAACATTAGAATTTGAAATAGTTACAGTTCCTGCTACCAATGTTCCTGTTCCGGAAGGCTGATTACTGCCACTTTTTAAAGCAAAACAGCCATTAATATCAAACTGTGCTTTGGTTACACCATTTGCCATAAACAATGCAATAGGAGAACTTTGAGCCACATTATCAGCTATCAATGCCGCAGAGACTGTTGCAACATAAGTAGATGCCAGTGCAAACAATCCTCCAACCTGAACAGGACTTGTACCACCATTTAACCCAAGTCCTTTAACACCTACATTTACAGCGGAATTTTTAGAAGTAACAGCTTCTCCCCGAACTCCTGTATTATCATTCCCATTTAGTGCCTGAAATAAACCACCTTGGTTAACCCCTGTGGTTGTACCATAACTATATCCATTTATACCCACATTTGTTGAAGTTCCTGCTGAACTATTTAGAAATATACCAGCAATCGTAGATGTACTGCCGGTATACCCACTGGCCGAGTAGTTAACCCTGAATATCTGAATGTTAGAAGGACTGCCTGTGCCTATTGTCTGCGTAATTTCATAATCAATAACTCCAATCAATGAACCTGATGTTAGGTTAGGAACGGTATAAGAGAAATAGTTAACAGCAGATGCACCCTGTGGGGCTGTAATCACCTGTGAAAGCAATCCGTTGGATGTAACAGCAAATTTTGTACTGTTTATTGCAAAAGATCCAGATGTAGAGATATTGCCTGCACTACTTACACTAAATTGAAAAGTGCTTCCTGCATATATCGAACCTGTTGTTTGTATAGTGTTAAAAGCAAAAATACTGTTTGCTCCTATCCCAAACGCATTATTTGAAGTATAGCCGCTCACAATCGGGTCAGCTGCAAACACATTAAAAGTAAACCCTGTAGAACCAGTTCCTGCAAAAGTCGGAGCATCAAAAGAATTCGCAACAAGTACAGAAGCACCACCTGACGGTACAGCACCACCTGTTAAAGTATAAGCTGCCACCCTTAAACCAATTCCTAAATAAGAACTTGAAAAGGTTATCCCTGATTTCGTTAAGACTAAATGATGAACAGCAGATGCACTGCTTACGCCCTGATAGAAATTTGTGCCGTCAAAACCAAAATTAGCAGTTGTAGCTAAAGCACCACCTGTTGTAGAGTAGATTATTTTACTTGCAGTAGGGGTAAACCAAGAAGGAGCTGTAGAGGCTCCTGAAATTAAGGCTAATCCCGCTGTGGTTGTACCTGCAAGTATAGCACCTGCACTTGCGGTAGAATAGAATATACCTCCATTGGAAGCTGTAAGGTTAGCATTTAGACCGGCGTTTGCAAGGGGTAATAAGCCAGTAACTTTTGCTGTTAGATCAATAGTACCTGCGGCAATCATAGCATTTGTAACCGCTAAATTTGCAATAGTAGTAGGAAAACTACCTGTCCCGCTTCCTGTCACATTACCTGTAAGAACAATGGTTTGATCCCCTGTATTAACACCTGAAACTGACACTGCTCCTGCCCCAATAGTAAGAACAGAAGTGTTAGCGGCATTTGCTGTTAAAGTTAATGTGCCACCATTTACTGTTAATGCAGTTGTAAAAGTAGCATTGGTTACTGTTCCTGCATTTCCTGTTACTGAACCTGTGATTGCATTGGTAACAGTTAAATCAATAAACCACCCTTTTACTATTCTTGTACCTGTTGAACCTATAATACCACTTGAATCTGTTGCAAGAATTGATGCTGCGGCTCCAGGTGCAGAGGAAGAAGTAATGGCATGGGTATGAGAAGTAGATGTGAGAGCATTTGATGTAGAAACTGTTAAAGTGGAGGGTGTTCCCATTGTAACAACTCCTGTACTTGTAATAGTAGTAAAGTTCATCCCATTGCCTGATGTAATAGATGTAACAGTTCCGCCTGTACCTGTACTAACTAAAGTTGAACCTGAAAAAGATAACCCACTTCCGAGTGTAATTTCCTGAATATTTGCTATTCCCCCTGTTGGATTTCCAACTAAGCTAACAACAGCTACTTGTTGAAATTTAGCATAAGTTACTTTATTAGTTCCAATAGTAGGGTTGGCGTATGTTCCTGTTAAGTCTCCTCCTGCAATGATACCTGATATTGTAGAAATACCACCAAGGCCAGCAAGCGTATAAGTAGGAATATTTAATACATTTGCTGCTAAAGAGGCTGAACCAGAAGAACCTGTAGTAGTTAATGAAGTTATTTCATTAGTATATGCAGAGTTCCAGTTAGATTCATCTGTTGTGGAAGGTATATAGTAACCAGCAGTTAATGAAAATACACCAGTTATATTACTATAAGTAATAGCTGCTATAGAAGAGAATATTGCAGTAAGAGCAATATAAGAAGCTGGGTTTGCTGCATCATATGGTGTATAGCCAAGAGTTGCTATAATTTCAGCATATGTTAAATCAGTAGATAAATTAGCTTTAATAAGACTAAGAATAGCAGTCTTATCAAATTCTTTTAAATACCCATCTACTGTACCAACATACTCTAACCCCGAAGTACCAGTATAGAATTGTAAATAGGTTGCATTTTTTAACCTATTTATATTCTTTATTTGTACATCAGTTAGAGAAGGAGTATTTGCCAATTTATTTTAATAAATCATAAAAGAAATTAAACTTAGTAATTCTATCTTGTAATTGGTTTAGAGCAGGATTTATTCTTTTGGTTACAGATGATACTACAGCATCTGTATCTCCTAAATCTGCAATAAGATTAAGGGTATGAGTATCCCAGAACCACCCAGAAGTAAATAAAGGATATTTAATAGCTACTAAATTTGGTATATTTACTATATTATCAGGAGAAGGTATTTTCTTATTACAAGCAGTATAATTCCACTTACCTGTTAATTGAATATACCCTCTCCCTCTATAATCCCAACCATCAGTAGAGCCATTATTACCATTTCTATTACCATACACATAATTAGCTATCTTCTCTGGTTGATGCGCATAGTCATCTGGGTTTTGTACATGAAAATAATTAGGAAAAACAGCAAGTAATTCAGCAGATGTATAGTTAAGATTTTCAGTAGTTCTTGTAAAATTCATACTCTCATGGCTACACTGACTCATGAAGTGAGCTATTCTAAGTTCACTATTTATATCATACTTATCAAATACTGATTGTAATTGATTATAAACAACATCTGGTATATGTCCTTTAAGTTTTTCTATCATGGTAGTACAAATATAATAAAATTCTACAAATTATAATTTAATTCACATTCACATCCTCTTTCCTTACTCCATAAGTAAGCTTCTGCTGATCTTATAGAACCTACATAACCATGTTGCACATGCCAATCATCAGCAGCACATAAGGAAGGAATAACTCTAATTCTAACCCCTTTATGTTCAGATATATCTTTAAATTGAATAGATTGTTTAGTATGAAGATGTCCAATGTGTACTTCTCTATATTTAGTATTAGCCCACATTTCTTTTTCTTCTGTAGCCATAAGAAGTGGTAAATCAGCTATCTTTTCTTCTGAACCATGTGTAAAAAGTAACATATTCTGCCCATATTGATGATATTTCCTAAGTTTAGGACTATTATCAATAAATACATCTTTACAATTAGAAAACCAACCTTCTAAAGCTTCTCCAAGATAAAAACATCTTTCTCTATCATGATTACCAGGAACTATTTTAACAACTACTGGGGCTATAACCATGAGTTTTTCAATAGCTTCTACACACATCTGTCTTGCTATCCTGAACATCTTATGATAACGAGTATCAGTAGTTACAGCAGTACCAGAAGTAGTAGTATCATTACCATTATCTGTATGAAGAATATCATTACCTATTGGAAATATAATTTGAGATATATTATATCCCTGAACCCTTTTAATAAATTCTTCTACTGTTTGAATAAAAAGAGAAGAGCTAATCTTACAGTCATAATTTTCTCCTGATTCTTCATCCCATGCGAGTTTACCAATATGTATATCTGGTATAGATACTTCTAAAAGATATGAATCTTTAGATTTACTATATTTAATAGGTTCATATTTAGGAGCATAATTCTTAGAATCTTCAATAAGTTGCTTTTTAAGTTCTTCATAATCAAAAGCAACCTTATTTTTCTTTAACCAAGCCTTTATCTGATAAAGTTCTTCTGTTATTATTTTACCATCTGGGGTTTTAGAACCTACTTCCCACTTATTAATAACATGTCTTTCTACTTCCCATATTTTAGTATCTACTTTTGATTTCTCTAATAATTGTTCAAGAGTAAATATTCTACCATTAGATTCAAGTTCTACATTATCCCCTTTTTGAGCATAATTAACTTTATCTTTTGGTTTTGTGTTATCTGTAATTTTCATATTATCATTTTTATGGTGTTTAGCGATGATTCTTCTTGCAAATATTCTTGCCCTTTCATCACTCCAATCATGTAGTTTATATTCTTCTTTAATAGTTCTTCCAATATCTGCTTTAGATAGAGTTCCTTCATTAAAGAGTCCTATTACTCTTTCTTTAATATTTAATATCATATTTTAAAATTAAGAATTTTGATTATTATCTTTACAATCATCATCAGAAACTACAGGATGTAGTTCTCCTTTTGCATCTTGCCCTTTTCTATAACCTAAAAGACCAGCACATATACTTGCAAAAGTAAGCGTATATAACATAATATCAGGGGTTTTAGAGCCCCATATCTTATCATATACACCAAATATAAATGAAATACCTATTATAAATCCCCAAAATACTCCTATTGTACCAGAACCAGATGTTTTACCAGTTGAAGAATTAGAAGTTGCTTGTGCAAGAGAGAACTTATTACTATTTTGTAGAATTTTGTCCAGTGAAATCTGCTGTATCATCGTCTTCTATAGTTTTAATTGTTTCTATAACAGGTACAGCTTCTTTGGTTTTTGAAAAAAATGTTTTATATAACTTTATCCAATTTATAATTGCAGTTGCAAGAACAGTTATAAAAACAAGATAGATACTTATAATCCCTACAGTACTTCTAAGCGAAGGCTCTTTACTTAGAAACCAAGAAGTCACCCCACTTATACTCATAATAGGAAGAGAGTTCTTTTTTACTGTATTTGAGAGGTTAATAAATGAATCTTGAACTATTAAACCAAAAAGCAAAACAAAGTTAAACATATTTTTTATAATCCCCAAGAATATTTAATAATAAAATTTAATCCATAAAAAGGGGGAACTATTGCAAGGGTAGTTGAACCACCTGATTGAACACCCCCTGAAGAAATAGTATGTGTATGAGAACCAGCATCTGACATAGTCCCTGAAAAAGTATGGGTATGGTCAGACACTACCACCCCTGTAAAAGTTCCAGTTGGGGTTGTGCCTCCAGCAGAAGCATTTGTTCCAACAGCAGTACTTATACTTGTTACAGTTGGTGTTACTACAGATGTAACCCCCTCTGTAGTATTTATACTAATACTTGGAACTACTAAAGTATCCGAGTTAGGGGTTCCTGTAAAACTATGGGTATGGTCTGAAATAGCATTCATTGTAATACTACCAGAGGGGGTAAATCCACCAGCCGCCCCCGTAGTTCCAGATACTGTACCATGATTATGTGCAGCTACTGTAGTAAGAACTATATTATTGGTATGTGTATGAGAACTATCTACTGTTGCGGCCCCACCTTGTTGATTAAGTGTAGTAGCTATACTTGCAGCAGATAAACCTACAGGGAAAGTATTTCTTAAATCAGGTAAAGCTATAATATATAATCCTGCCCAAGCAGTAGCTGCTGAAACAGGGGAAGATGAAAAATTAATAGGGTTAGAAGAAGCATCATAAGCTGTAAGAGCAGTTGCAGGAGAAACTACACACGCATTCCAAAGTAAAGTAAAAAGTCTTACATATTGAACATTTGAACTATCTGCTGCTGAACTTGTATTACCTATAGTAGAACCATTTGTAAGAAGCCACCCAGAGGGAGAAGAAGTACCATAATAAGGTACAATTGCCCCTGTTGGTATAACATCATAACTACGTTGAAGTAAACCTATCCAATTAGTATCTACTTGAGCATCTGTTAATGTAGTTGCTTCATTTGGAAGTGTTTCATACCCAGAATAAGATTGTTGTCTTAAAACTACTGCTGTTGTCATATTAACTTACATAACCAGTTGATGAATAATCAGGCATCCAGTAGGTAGTTGGTATTGTAACTGTTACTGGTGGAACACATCTACAAACCTCATTAATATAATTAATTATATTATCTCTATCAGATATGGTTATATTATTATTTAAAGTTTCAGTTTGCTCTGCATCCTGATTCCATTTTTGTAATAGATATAAAAATAAATATAGTTTTCTTGATATTGTTTCTAAGTCAACATAACCTTTACCATATCCAATAAAATTATCAATATGTAAGATCTTTTTGCCTAAACAATAATATCCTTTATTTAATACAGCATTTATTTCTAATTGACTATATATCATCCCAACAGAAATTACCAGTTGTATAATTAGTTAAAGTGTTAATTACTTGTTGAGCATCTACTAAAGCTCCATAACTAACTAACAGATAAGCCCCCTGTAATTGAAGCCACATTGAAAATACCTCATTTACTCTTTCTTCTTCTACTATAGTATCATTATCTGCCCATCTGGTGGATAATCTTGCTATAATTGGGTCTAATGTTTGTTTTAAAGTATAATCTACAATAGTATCAAGTTCTAAAGAAGTATAAACATTTGTTGCATCTCCTGTTTGATGTATTCTTATTTCCATTTTATATACACCATCCCCAAGAGTAGAACCAGTAAAACCTAATTGTGAAGGTAATACTGTTTGCGGTATATTAGAAACAAGCCCTGTAAGTTGTATTGTGTATAGGATACCAGAAGGAGGGGTTATTAATACTTCATAATATGAAATACTAAACCCACTAAAATCAAATGTATCACTAAAAACAAAACTTGCCGCAAGAGGACTAACTACAACAGTAGTAGTTGCTGTAAAAGGTGTACTCATAATAAAAGAAAGAAGGGGTTTTTACACCCCTTCTCTATATTAATTAATTATTAGCTAAGAGCAGCAGCAGGATAAGGAACTGGAAGAGAAGCAGTCCAAGTATTCAAATATGTAGTAAAGGTAGAAGCGTATTCAGATACATTTGCAACAGGTACAGCAATATTCAAAGTTTTTTGAAATTTATTTTCATCTCCATTAGAAGGATTAGCTCCTTCAAATATTTTATTCCAAGTAATTGTAAGAATAGCATAAGTTTCACCACTTACAGTATAAGTAGGTGGGGGATCAGGGAAAGTAGCACCTGGTTTATAGATACTCCTTGAGAAGTACGCTTTTTGTTCCAAATCCCTAACTTCACTTGAACTACCAGAACCTACAGTTGGAAGAGTAGTATATGATTTATATACACCTTGAAGAGTATCTTGCAGTGCAATTTCTACTTTATATCCAAGATAAGTTACTGTACCTTGTACGCCATAAACAGTAGGATTAGCAGAGTTATAGAATTTAAAGTTAGATGCAGCAGCAGTACTAAGAGTTGCCCCTACATATGGTCTATCAAGAGTAATACCAAGTGTAATTGCTCCTGTTGCCCCAATTGCAGCAATTGCATAAGTTGTACCAGCTATATTAATAAGATCTCCTACTGCAAAATTTACAGAACTTACAGTAGAACCAGCAAGAGTAAAAGTTAAAGCAGTAGAACCTTGTGCAATACTACCTGTTACTGCTTCAGCACCTGTAGCATTTACTATAATACTTTTATTTGTTCCAGAAGAAGCAGAAGTTACAGTAGTAGCAGTACCATTGCCTATAATATCAGCAGTTGCAATCCAGCCAAAGGTTGAAAGATCTGCTGCATTTTTAGTATTCATATCCTGTACCATTTGAGAAGCAATACTATATTGCGTAGCCCCAGTTGCAGGAGAAGTGATTACAGAGTTTTTCCTAATAAAATAAGGATCATATTGCTTGGTTATATTTACAAGGGTTGTGGTATAATCAGCACTTGCTGTTACTGGAATACCAGAGCCAGAAGTACCATCATACCCAATATTAAATACCATTGCATTTGGTGCAAGATATGCTTTACCAGTGTAAACTTTTACATCTTGTCCTTCTACTTGAACACTAATTGGGTTAGTAGTTGGATTAGATGTTTGTGGTACACCTTGTACAAACAAGATTTTCTTGTAAGCAGGATAAGTAAAAGTACCAGGAGTTCCTGATTTTACCAATTCCCAATCATTATTTGTTTCATTAAAGTAAAACATAGCAATCGCACCAGATGCTACATTTACAGGAGTTGTGGCAGTTTCAACTGATGCAGAACCTACAGAGGCTGCATAATTTACACCATTGAGAGCTACCATTAGAGAGCGTTGTGCTGTACTCATTTAATTTTCTTTGTTTTATTTGTTAATAGAAATTTATAGACTAATTTATATACTACAATAATAATAAAATTATTGTTTATATTCTAATATTGTTATTTTTAATAGTTGTTATATTTATATAACATATTCTTATTATACTGTTACTATTCTATATGCAACTCTTACTTTAAAAGAACCAAGCCCTGCTGTTGGATTTGAAGCAGAATATAACCATAATCCTTGATTAGCAGCACTTGCAACAATACCTGCCCCAAGACTATTTCTAAGAATAGTGCCACTTGCACTACCACTAAAATCTGCTGAAGCAAATGTTAATATTGCATTTACTCCACCATTATCATAAGCTAAAACAATAGTATCTGTTATAGTATAAGCAGATGTTAAATAATTATAATCAATAATACAACTTATAATATCATATTCAAATGCTGCACCCGCAAGAGGTAATAGGGATATTGGTACGGAATGTATTGTTTGAAATGCTGCTGAACTTACTACAAAATCTATATGTTTAATATCATCCACTATTGGAGTATAATAAGTATCTGCAAGAGCTTTAGTTAAATCCCCAATTCCATTATTAATATAAGAGATTATAGTACTAAGTAAAGTTACTTTCTTTAAACCTTGTTGTTCTATTACTACTGCTTCTGTACCATCAATTGAAGTTGCTTGTGTAGCATTACTTGTTAATTGAAATAGTGTTGTTTTATCTTTATCTGTTGCCATTATTCTGATTTATTTGATTCATTTTGTGCAGCTTGATATTCTTGAGGGGAAGATTGTATTACTTCATTTAAGTGTGCAACTAATTGTGCTATAATTTCATACACACAATGATCTGCAAGTTCACAATCTACTTGAAGCCCTAAAGATACCTGATTTGGTTGCCTTATATAAGTAAGATATAGTTTTTCAACTATAAAATCATTATAACAATATACAGAAATATACCTACCACTTCTTGTAATAAGAGGTTCTTCTGCTGTAGGTCTTTCTGTTGTTTCTGATAATAGTTCTTTAATATACATTTGCTGGGTTTCAATACCAGCAGGATAAGAATAAGAACCACCAGATGTACCAGTTAAGTATGTATTTGTAACTGTACTAAAAGTAGGAACAATAAAAGTAGAATTATCCCAGGAATATTTTATAGATAATACTCCAGAATTTGCTTTTACTACTATTAATTGATTAGGATAATAAACACCTCCATAATTTTCCCAATAAATAGAGTATCCAGTTATAGGGGTAAGTTTAAGAATTGCATATATAAAATTCAGATAATTATCTGGATATAAATATAAGGAAGGAGAATTTGTAAGAGTAGAAGTATCTATAATATTTGAACTACCACTTGTCTGTAACCTGAAATTAGATAAATTTACTTGGCTACCAGCATTAAAGGGTATAGTAGCAATTATAGAACTAAGAGTATTAGTTGTACTAACTAAAGAAGTAGTATAGGAAGTAGCCCCATATATCTTTAAAGAAGAATTTCCATAATACATATAATTATTAGGAACAGCAAAAAGATATTTATTTGGGAAATTAGAAAGATAAGCAGTATCTACATAATCTTCTATAAGTAGATTTGAAAGGTCTTCTTTTCTTTTATTAGATTGTTCAAATCCTTCTTTCTTAGAATTACCTTTATTATCATATCTTGTAGAAATATACTTTGATTGTTCTTGATTAAAGAAAACATCAATTTCTTCATCAAGAAAATCATCATAAAGGTTAGAGTTAATTTTATTTAACTCCAACCTTATGAGATTATGTATAGTTGCTATCTTCACTTATTAACTATTTTACAGTCAATAGTGATTCTAATTTTGCTTTCATGTGTAGATATTTCTTAGAGTTAGCAGCAGCTTTAACAAAACCAACTACTTGTTCTACTGATTTACCTACTTCTTCACCACCAAATTGATAACTATTTCCAACTGTCTCTATAACACCAGCATCTATAAGTTCATAAACTTCTGCTTTAGTTTCAAGAGTTTTATCTGAAGCAGTTTCTATAAACAAAGAAGGTTCTTTGATTGCAATATCTGCAAGCATAGTTTGCCTTTGTGCTTCACTCATAGAATTATAATCTGCTTTTGGTACAATAGAAGTTTTATCATCCTTAGTTTTTCCTTTAAGAATAGTAAGAATAGATTTAACAACTGCTGGATTTTCAGATATAGAAGAGTATTCAGCGATTGCTTTTACCTTCTGTTTAGCTTTTTCATTATCTTTTTCAATGGTAACTTCTTCATCAAAGAGATACATAATAGCTGTATTAGAACTATTAAATCCTTCAATTGAATCTACACAAGCTGAATATCCACTACAATATTTCCAAAGAATGTAATCTTCAACTACTTTAGGAAGGTTCTTAACATCAAGTGGTTTAGAATCATCCTCTAAAGATACATTAAGTTTAATACCACCAAGGGGCACATGTTTGTGCATCCTAATAAAGTAATCATTAGACTCTTTTGTAAAAGTTACATCTTCAACAGGTACACCTATAATAAAAGGCATTAAAAGCCTCTCTTCAATAAAAGAGAGACCTTTATATACTGCCCCAGATTCTGTTAATGAACCACCAATATTGTATTTATCTTCCGCAGCTATTGAGTTATCTTTAGCTACTTTCCCTCTTGTATAGGGTTTTCTTTTAACATAAATTATTTTATCTGACATAAATGTTTTTTAATATTAAGACAAGGTACACTGCAAATCAATGCTTGTATTAGGTCTACGGATAACAACACCACAAGACTTCATATAGTGAATAGAGTGAGCATGTACATCTGAACTCCTGTTAGAAGTTGAAGGGAATCCTGGAGGAACTGAACCCACACCAAGAACTGCATCACGAGAGAATTGTATATTCTCATCATACAATCCCATGATATTAGGTGCTCCATCATAATGAGCAGTATCCAAGAAAGTCAACCTATGAGATTCAAGAGACAGACCAGTAATAGGGTGTTTAGGACTATTTACTGCTACAGGCCCAAAATCATTAAGGTCAGTTTTCTTAACTACAATCTTATAACCATCCCGATGGTCATATGCAGCAAAGTAACCAGTAGACCTCAATTGATAACCAGCACCTTCAATGAAAGTTTTATCAGTAATAACTGTGAAACCAGAACCCAAGATACCAGCTTTGATGGCTTTATCAAAATCTTGTGCCCCACCTAAACCAGTCATAAGAGTGATAACCTTATTTTCAGCATCCTTCATACCGGTATAAGTATCCCTAACTACTTGGTCAATTTTAGATTCTGAAAGCAAACCAAAAGTATCCTTAGATCCAATTTGTGCAAACAAACCATCACCTTCTATAATAGGATTACCATTTTCATCATATTGATTATAGGTATTATCATCAGCCCTATTTGAAGTTGAATAGACAAGTGAGTTTTCAACTTCCATTTGCCATTGTTTTTCAATCTGATATTGTTGAAAGGGCCAGAACAATTTAGAACCATTAAATTCAATGGTCATTGTTTTGTTAGCAACTGCACCTTCCCAAGCATATGATTTCCTAAGTACACCAATCTGTCCACGAATTTTAGCAGGAGCAGTGATGTTAGAAGAGTTACCCCTTGAACCACCAGCAGCTACGTTAGCATAAAGATTAGTGAAGAATGTACCTTGGGTCAATTCAGAAGCTGGTACAAAAGCATTAGGATTACCATTACCTGCAATTACTACAATATATTCCCAATTAGTCCCTACAAGTTTAGGATCACCTACTACACGTAGTTTATATTTATTAGGAGATATAATTGTATAACCATTTGCAAAATGCTTTTCAGCAAATTGAATTTTAAATGATTGATAGCCAATACCACAAGTAGTTCCAGTTGTAGTAACTGCAATTGGAATCTGTTTTACGATATTAGACATTACATCATATTCATAATCCTGACCTTTAAGTGGAGTCATTACTGCTCCAACACCTTCAGTCATCATTGTAATAGGGTTAAGGGATATATTATCCTTACCTAACATGAATGTAATTGCAGGGCCAATTTTAGTTGGTGCATCAAGATACATACGTGAAAAATCAGCGTTAGTAAATTTAGCATTTTCCTGCCACGGTTGTTCATAGACATATCTATTAGCTGCCATAGTTTGTTATTGTTTTATTTTTGTTTTATTTTTTTTAAATATTGATTCCACTTGATTTCCTTAAATCATCAAACATTGTGTTTGGATTTATAATACTATCTTGAGTTCCTTTTGGTTGTGCTCCACTTTCAATCTTTTGTTGTCCTGCTGATTTAAAAGCTAATTTCTTAGTTTCCGCTACTTGTGTTTTAGCTACATTAGCTACAAGTTTAGATATATCAAACTTATTCATCCTTAGATAGGCAAGAGTAATTCTTGTATCTACATCTTCAGTTCTCATATCTATTTGCTCTTGTGATAGTCCATCTTTAACAGGAACTGCCATATAAGTAAATACATTCTTTTTATCCTTAATCGGAATATTAAGATTTTTGATAGCTTCAGTACTTGAAAGTTTAGCATTTATAGCATTCCAATAATTGTCATTATCCTGTTTATCTTTAAGGGCAGCAGCTTTTTGTGAAGCCAATAATTGTTCTTTTTCTGTCTTTTGACCATCAGTAAGAACTTTTAATGACATCTTAGCTTGTGCTTCAAGTAATCCACCAGCTTCATATTGTTCAATGGCACTATTAATTTCAGCAGTTTTAAAACCCTGCTTCATTAAATACTTTTGAATAATAACTCTCTGGTTAGCTTCATTATCTTTACCTTCAACAGTAACCTTTGAATAATCAAGTTCTTCCTGTGAAAGATTAAAGAGTTTTTCTTTATCTCCGCCAGCTTGAATGAAATCTGCATACTCACGAAGACCAGGAATAGAATCTAAATAAGCATTTACTTTATCAACTGCTTTTGCATCTGATATGGCATCTACTACATTATCAAGTCCTGCTTCTGATTCTTCAAATTGAACATCAGTATCAAATCCTTGCCTTTTAAGTAATCCACCTATAAGACCAAGTGCATCTGCATCTTCTTGTTCTTTTAATAGTCTTGCTGTTTCAGCATCTGCCGCATCTTTGGCAACTTTAGCTTCTTCTGCAATTTGTTCAGCAGTTTTACCTTCATTTGCTTTAGCTAATTCATCAGCAGCAAGTTTATCGGCTTCTGCTTTTTGAGTAGCTTCATCGGCAATCCTTGCCTTTTCTGCTATTTGTTCTGGGGTTTCTACTACTATTGGGTTAATTGCATCTGGTGCATATTTTCCAAATCCTGCCTCCTTGGTTATATTATCAAGGACATCTAATTGATTTATTTCCATAAATGTATTGTACAATAATAATTATTATATTTATCATATGTATCTATTATATATTCCTAACCTTTATGTTATTAATTTATATAGCATTTTTTAATATCACTATTTTTAATATAAACAAAAATAGCCAGTATTTCTACTGGCTATTTCCAAATATAAAAATGAAAGAAGAAAACCCTTATTTGGAAGCAGATTTATAAGCACCTGCTTTAATTTTCATTTGTTCTATATTTTCATTTGAAGCTAACTTCTCTCTTTCTATACTTGCCTCTTCATCATTCTTAATTTGTTGCTGACTAAGTTCTTTCTCTTTTTGATCTAATTTCTTATCTTCAAGGGCAAGCTTAGCTTCAGCCATAGCATCTTGTGGGTCTTGACTTCTACCAAGAGCAGTAATTTCAGCAACCCTAATATCCTTAACCCTATCTTGTTCTTTATTATAGTCAGTCCTATTAAGACCTTCTTCAATCATATCAATCTTAGATTTCTCAATAGCTGCTTCTTGTTGTTGCTCTTGTTGAGTTTCCTGTTGTTTTTGCTTAGCTTGTAAATCTTCTGCATTCTTAATGAGTTCTTTAATCTTACTCATATTTTCAGAATCTATCATTTCAATGATAGCTGAAGCAGGAACACCTTGCTGTAACATTCTTTCACCAAGAGATTGTATGTATTTAAACTTAGCTTCATCTTTAGAGCTATTAGATACAAATATGCCATAATTAGTTTCTGAATGCTGAATACCATCTACATCTAAAAATTGTTGCCCATATTCAGGAAGATAGAACCATGCTTTCTTCCCCTCTATCCAAGTAACCTTAGAAGTATCAAGTAGTCCATTATATTCCCTTTCTTCAAAATCTTCATATAGATTATTATATATTTCAGTACTAAGAGCAGACTGATTAATAGCTTTTTCAGTAGAACCAAATGTTTCAGAAGCCATTGTCTGACCTTTTCTCTGTTTAGTTATACCTGCTAATTCATCCCACTCTTCTTTAACAGACCTTAATAGTTCCCCAATTACAGATAGTGATTGCGAGAATTCTAAGTCTAATACCCCCTGTTGCCCAGATACATTGCCCATATCTGTTTCTTCAACCATAAAGCCTAACTCTTGAGCATAGAACAGCCATTCTTCAAAAGACCAGTCTTTAGGTTTAGCATTTAAGTTAAGTTTAACTATCTTGCCTTTATTCTTTTTAACTAAGTCTTCTTGCCTACTCTTATATATATTATATATAATCTGAAAAGGGATACCAAAAGAACCAAGGGATAACTGTCTTGCATTTCTTGCATAATAATTTCTACCATTAATAGGTAGTTTACATTTAGAAGGATTATCAAGTGATGTTCTTTGTACATCAAATGGTTTAATTCTTTTATATATCTTACCTGCTATACGAGTACCTTCCCATACTTCATTTACCCATGTCCATTCTACACTTTCAACAGGTAAACCATCTTCCCCTATTGTTTTATCTATTTTATAAGATTCATCTACTTCTTTAGTTTGTTTTTTCCCAAACTCATCTATATAAGTAACAAATCCTAATTTCTTCATTGATTTCCAGAATACCCTTACTACTTCTACTTCATTAGGATTTAGTAGATACCTATCCTTATCTGTAAAAGATGTAAAAGCACTATCTGCATAAGACATAGTAGTATTCTTAAACAGATTGTTTATCTCATCTGCATCTTCCATATCTTTATAGAATACATCTATAATTTGAGATACAGTAGATCTATATCTTACTAAAGCCCATCCACCATCTTCTATAAAATCATTATAAGCATTCTTATCATAATCTACATCTCTTGGGTCAAGAGTCATATAATCTAACTCATTTCCATTAGCTTCTTTAAGTGTGGATACTACACCAGCTATAAGAAAATCCAAGAATCCTTTCTTAAACTTCCTATGTACTTCATTACTCTTTAATATATAATTAAGTGCACTCTGACCAGTATTAGCTCTTTTATCTTTCCAATTAGTTCTTGAGAAAGAATCAGTTATTTGTTGAAGTGTTTGAGTTTGTATAGAAGGTTTACCTGTATCTATCCCCCTACTGTTAAGATCATTAATAGCCATTTGTTGAGTAGCAGAAGTAAGAGCATCATTCATTTCTGATAATCTCATAGTTTCAACATCTGCATCTATAGCAAGTACAGTAGCATTTTTAGGTTTTAATACATAAGTATCATATATTAAATCTATAGTAGGTTTAATAATAGGAAAATTCCTTACTTTTAATTCTGGCCCTATATTCTTAGGAGTATTTATTCCAAGTGGTTCAAGTATATCTCTATACTCTTCCATATTAAGATCTCCATCATATGCTTCATAAGCTTTCTGCATTTCAAGTTTATTATTATAAACCTGATTTGTAGTACCAAATATAGACATCCCTATAAAGTAATCTATATTTTTAATTGCCCAATCTAAATCTTTTTTGGCAAAGGGTATTGCCTGTGGTTGCATTTCCATACAGTACAAGTATAATTATTTTCTTTGAAACATTTCTCTAAACTTCATAGAATTTGATTTTGTATCTTTATTAATCATTACATTTATATTTTCTCTTCTTACATATTGCCCTATTAGAGCACAAGAAACAGCATCATAGTTTCCTTGCATATCAAACTTTAAAAGTTGCTTTAATAAATAAAGGTTATAAATAGTATGCAAAGTTAAAATCTGATTTCCTTGTTCATCTTTACTTCTTTTTCTAAAAAGCCAGTCCTTATAATAGATAACTCCTTGTAATTTTGTATCTGCATCACTCATTGAAACACCATATCCTCTACCAAGTACATTTCTAATAGTACCTTTATTACTAAGTATAGGAAATTCATGTTGTAATTGTTGAAGAAGTTTATGATGCCTCGCATAATCTACTATATTCCCCCTATCATTTTCAGGTGTAAGTTTAGCATTATAGTATTCACATAAAGAAAAAGTCTGCTCATTCCAGTAATCCTGGTCATTTGGTCTACCTACATATATGGCTACAAGTGTATCCGCTGGGTGTTTAGTAAAGTTATTTTCATTAACATATATTTCAGTTACTCCTAAAGACTTGCCACCAGTAGTAGTAAGACCATAGGGATCTGAACACGCATAATACAGATTATCAGGTACTTGCCCTTTAGCATCTCTATGTGGAGACCAATAAGTAGTTATACAACCAGTTAAATCTTGTCCTTTTTTAAGTGGAAAGTTATCTATAGGTTGTAAATCTTCATCCATTTCAAATTTTAAACCTTCATTAGTTCTAACCATTACCCCATTAATACCTACTTGGCTAAGTTTATCACTTGATTCTATCTGTCTAATCCATTGTTTAATAGCAGTAGATGGAAAGAAGTTACCTGCAACTTTTTGCATGGCTTCTTGTGGAGTCTTAGGTTTTTCAGCTATAATCCTTGAAAGAGCATCTGGGTCATTAGTCTTCTTTAATATCTTTTCTCTATCTGCATCAATAGATGCAATTGCAGCTTCTATATCAGAATTACCATCTGCATCTGCAAACCCCTTCATATTCATATATTGGGGTACAAAGAATCCACTTAATTTATCTTCACTATTCTCATCCCATATATTAGGAACACCATGAACATTATATCCTTCTGGATTATAATATAATTCCTCAAGTCCTGCATAATCAGATTCTTCTGACCCTCCAGTACCGTAGGAAATCATAAGCCCGTAAACAAATCCCTCTTGTTCTACTGAAGATCTTGCTATATCCCAAAGAGTAGATAAATCAGGAAACATACCTGATTCCTCCCATAGAATAAGTTTACCACGTTTACCTCTAATCTTATCAGGATCATCTTTAACAGCTATTCCAATGATTTCAGATTTATATCCCTGTTCATTAGGAGTACCATTAATATACTTCATATAAGAAGCCTTCTTGTGCATAATAGAAGTAGTATAATCCCTCTTCTTAGTCCAGGCAGTATTATTATCTACAAAATCCATTACTTCCCAAGCCTTATTTAAAAGACCATCTTTAATAAGATATTCCTTATTATAAGCAATAGCGTAACTTAAAGATTTAGGGATAAGAAAGTAGTTCCTGCATAACATAGAACCACCTTTATAAGAATAACCCCTGCCTCTGGCTTTCAAGACTACAGCGTGTTCTCCTTCATTTTCAGCTTCTTCTATATAGTGAAAGTAATCATAATCACTATCCCAAAATTCAGGGAAGTCTGTTTTCCTTTCAGATTTAATCTTACCAGACTTTGATTTCTCTGCTCCTTCTACTGGTATAACTATTTGTATCTGACAATAGTTTAAATAGAAATAATGATAACCAGTTATCCAATCATCATCAACAACATACCCTTTTAAACATCTTCTTTTCTCTTCTTTCCAGAACTCTTTCCAAGCACTTGATTTTGGGTATAAATGAGTATATACACCATATTTCTTAAAATATAATGCAGAAGGTCTCCATTTATCAGTATTAAAATGTTTTTTGGTTTCTATCATATTGTTAATCAGGATCTTCAAATGATCCTATTGCCTGGCCCCCTCTAACTTTGGCAGTTGATAATGCTTGTTTTTTAACTTTCTCTTCTAATTCAGATATAGAAGTAATAAGTTCACTTGCCTTACCTATATTCATTACCAAGTCTTTAGCTGAATATACAGGTTTACCATTACCATCAAGTTCTGATAAATCTATCTCTTCTATATACTTTCTTATCTTCTCTAAACCTGTATAACAAGATTTAAGAAACTTAATAAAGGGTTTATTAGACTCTGTCTGTTTAACATATTCCACTATTGCGTCTTCGATATACTTATCTATTACCCAATTATCAGGTAGTTTAAGTTCTTGTTTACATACATCTAATCTCTCTGCATCTGGCAAACCAGTAAAATCAGAATTATAATTACAATATAAGAACAAAAAAGCAAGTTCTTTCTTAGCCAATTCTTTAAATCTATCCTTATCTCTTGTAACTATCTTCTTAAAAGCAGGTATTAACAGTGCTTGTGGAGTAACTACAGGCAACATATTTTCATCAAGTTCAAATAACTCCATTATTCTTTTCCATTAATATCACCTATTTTAATATATTTTTCAAATAATCTATCTTTTAAAACACTTAATTTATTTGTAATATCCTCAATTGGATTGATTAAAGGATTTAAATAATCAGTTGTTTTACCACATTGAACACATACCTCCTTAAGTTTTCTATCCCCATATTGATTTAAATAAGAAACTATTTCACTATTAGTATGTTTACAATCTATAGGAATTATTTTAATTAGCTTATTAGTTCTAATTTCATATTGTTTTTTATCTCTATTATAATAGAGAGTGTCTTCATAATACTCATTATTTTTTGAATACATATATTTATTATCTATATACAATTACACATTTAACATCTTCATCTTCAGAAGTATAAAATACTGCACTCTCTCTATGTGCTCCATCTGCAATTATAAGTTTGAGATCAACTACTAATAACATTGGACTCATTAATATACCTCTTTTAATCTTCTTTATATTCTCTTTAACATGTTTATTATCTTCAGGAAATAATTCTAATCCAGATGCCCTCCTTATATCTTTTGACTTCCTTATAGTTATTTTAGTATTTTTTAACTTTTCTATAAGTATTTCTGCATCTTCTGGATTATATATTAAAGTAAGATAATCTAAAGCTGCATCATAATCATGTTTATCAACTGATTTCTTCCAAATTGATTTTTTCTTTGTCATACTTATCTACTATTAATACAAGTTACTACATATGGGTTTATTTGCCTATGGTAAGGATCTATCCATTGCCCTTGTGGGTAATAAGGGATATATACTTTCTTTTCTACTTGTTCTACTTCTTTAAGTAATAAAAGAGCTTCTTCGATATTAATCTTATCTTCTTTAATAAGTTTTTGTACAAGTATTTGTTTATCTGTCATTTTCTTCTTGTTTTAATTTCCATTCTAAATAATTCTTCTTTTTAACTGGGTTAACTGAAAAATGTATAAAACCATTAATCATTACCTTATTAGCATTACCTTCTTGCATTATCTCTTTAACAAACCTATAAGGGGAATAAGCTATCTTCCTCATAGTAGCAAAAGGTATATTGTTCTTTAATGCTAACTCTTTTATAATCTCTATCTGATAATCAGGTTCATTAGTCATTCTTTCTTTCTTTTAATATATATACCACTAAGTTGAACAACTTATCTGGTTTATTACTGATTTCAACATTATATTCACATTGAAGCCCATGTTTAGCAAGTTCTTCAACTGTTTTATTCAAATGAAATTTAACTACTTCAAAACTCTCAAATGGGAATTCCATTTTACTTGAGTATAAACTTGATTCCAAATGTAGTGTCATCTTGTGGTATTAGTATTCTTGATATTTCTGATACTCCTTCTATATCCTTAATTACATTCTTCTTTCTTAACCCTGTTACAACCTTATACATATTAGTCTTCTTAGTTAAACCTGATTCTTCATATACCCTATTATAAGAAGTAGCATTGAAAACATATTCCCAATCCTGTACTTCTAAGTATATCCTAACCAAAGAAGATACTACCTTTAATTCAAGTTTAGTAAGAGTTCCCATAGAAGCTACCTGTACATAGTCAGAAACAAAGGTTTCCTGTGTAGAAGGATAATTATATATCATATCTTAAAAATATTGTACAAATATATATAATTTTAAGATATAAAATGTATCTTTGTGATATATTTTTATAGAATGAAAGAATTTAAGATCTCTGGGATGCCTTACACCCCCACCATATTATTCTTTATGGGGGAAAATGAAGAAACAAGGGCTTATATAAAGAAAAAGTATAAATATACAATCTTTGATGGAGATCCAGACTTTAAATATATAGAAGGCGGGTGTATCCAATTTCTAAGACAGAATAAATATTATACGCCTTGTATATGGATAAGTTCATATAGCTCTCCTATAATAGCTCATGAAACACTTCATTTAACTTTTAAAATTCTAAATAGAGCAGGTATATATCATACTCCTAATTCTGAAGAAGCATTTACTTACTATCAACAATATCTCTTTGACCAGATAATAGATAGGTATAATAAACTATTCCCAGAAGATTGGATTGAATAATAAATGGATTCTAAGCTAATCTGGTGAAAACGTTAGTTTGAAGAACTAAAGAGCTTGGATCAAAACCAAGAGAATCCACTAACTAATAAATAAATATAAAATGGAAAAAGTAAGATGTAAATTTAAAATTGAGAGTATTACAAAACACTCTTCAAGTAAAAGTGAAAAACAAGAAGATGGTAATTATAAAAGCTATCCAGTATTAAGATACTCACTTGATGCTAATCCCGTATATGCAAATGGAGACCCTAATCATGAAAATAGTAAATTCTGGGAAGCAAGCCCTGGGGGTAAGTTTAGTCTATCATGGATTAATCCAGAAATAGCTACTTTATTTGAACCAGGAGATGAAATATATATTGATATAATTAAAGCAAATAAATAATATGAAACAGTACATTGGAACAAAACTAATTAAAGCTCATCCGCAAACACTTGGAGAGTATAATTTATCTAAAGGTTGGACTATTCCAGCTAATGAAGACCCTAATACAAAAGGATACAGAGTAGAGTATTCTGATAGTTATATCAGTTGGTCTCCTAAAGATGCTTTTGAAGAAGCATATAGAGTATATCATAATATGACCTTTGGATTAGCTATTGAAGCATTAAAGAAAGGTTTAAAAGTTGCAAGAACTGGCTGGAATGGTAAAAATATGTATCTTTGGCTTCTACCGGAAGCAGAAGTAAAGAAAGAATGGGTTAAAGATCCAATGTTATTGGAAGTATTTGGTGATAAAGACACTTTATTTTGTTTAGGTAGTATTAGAATGAAAACTGCTGATGGATCTATACTTACAGGCTGGTTAGCTTCTCAATCAGATATTTTGGCGGAAGACTGGACTATAATTTAATAATAATATGAATATTGAAACTATCATACTTGCTATAGACAGGTTAACTAATCTATATAAAGCTTATATGGAGTATAACGCTTTTGATGAAGCTAAAGCTATTAGAGAGAAGATAAATGAACTTGTATATCTAATTAAGTAACCTTTTCAAACTCCAGATAAAAATAATTAAGAATTTATTTGGAGTTTATAATACTTCATACTATATTTGTACAATATTTCTTTAAAGGTTATAGCTGAAACCTTCCCCAAATAGGCAAAACTTCTATCTCGGTGTCAATAGTAGAGTGGTTGGATAGGATAAAGCTACATGTTTGGTGGTAATGATCTATACTACTTTGTACCTGCATAGTTCAAACAAGGTTTAATAGTAAACAATCTAAACTATATTGACCACCCAACTCTACAGCCTTTGGGCCTAAGCTGTATATCCTTACAAGGGTTAAATGAGTTGTTTCCTTAGGCCCATTCCTTTAACACCATGAATAGATAATTACTTCTATTACAATAATTTAAACTAAAATACATATAGAATATTATATAATATAATATTTCTGATATACATATAACATAGTAGTGAAAAGAGGGGAGAACCATTTAAGCACACTATGCTTAAAATTTAAAATAACAGAAATATGACTATTAAAACAAGAAAGAAGAAAGTAATATTTAACAAGTTTGATGCAGATATTCAATTCTTAAACCCTAATAGGCCTTTACCAAGATATATCTTATCCTATGATGATAAACAATTATTAAAAGACTCTCTATATCTATTCTATAAAGCATTTAGTAGTAAAACTGAAAAATGCTTCGTTAAACAAGAAGATAGAACCTACAGATTTCATGATGATGAGTTTTTTAGATTATGTGGAGAAGAATACTATAATAATGTAGGTATATCACCTAAACATAGAAAATTTATTAGATAAAAATTTTTATAGTAAAAATATTTTTTACCCAAAATTATATACACAAGATTCTATTAAGCAGAATGCACGTCCTTATTTAATCCCCCACTTAATTTTGAGGTTGTGCATAGGGGTATCCCTATTTCATTGGTGTTTTTCACCAGTGTAAGCATTCCTTTAGCCTTTAGATGATAGATAAACAGTAGGTTTCCAATGGTAGAATTGGGTAATCACAAAGCTCCTACTGGTTTATTAATAGGTATCTCAAGTGAAGCTTGAAATTAAAGCTGCACCTATTATGAACTATCTATCATCTATTGGCTTTCTTATTTGAATATTGTATCCAGAATCTGTAATAATACCACAGATATAAGCTATGTTGATAACATACTCTGGATATTTAGTTATATTACTTGACATGGTAGTAGGGTTAGCATTTCTCTTTACTAAAATGCAATATTAATTAGGTTGAAATACCTAATAGGTGTAACTGCAAATTACCTGACTTCTAATCAGGGTTATAATCAGTACCAGTTACACCTTTATTATATTATATACAGCAAGTATCATCTGTATATCCTTATTGAGATACATTAGTTATCTCTTTATTATATATTTTATATCTTAGGATATTTAATGGTAATATTGAGATAACTATTTCTATTGAATTAAGATTGTGAAAGTCTATAACTAATTGAGAGTTAGGGAAAGAGAGTTGATTATCTAAAGATTTACATTAACTTTTAGTATGTAAGTGATTGATGAACAGCTTCATTACCTAACTCTTACTTAGTTTTCT